TCTAATGAGCCAAAATACATTTTAAAGTTTGTTGGGTCAAACAAAACTTTTGCCTTTGTATCTCCAGAAGATGCTGAAAAACTTAAACTATCAACGTCTTTGTACTCTGAATCCAAAATTTCGGTTCCGTCTTGACTATAAGAGTAATATCTTAAAGATGCGGAATCTGAAGAAATATCAAAAGGATTATAAGTTAAATTAAATGAACCTATAACAGTAATTGTATTAGTTTTTGTTGATGTTGGAGTATTAGTATTGGTAGGTGTCACAGTTGAGGTATTAGTGTTAGTAGGTGTTGCATTTGGAGTCTTCGTTATAGTTGGAGTATTTGTAGAAGTCTTTGTTACAGTTTGAGTTGGTGTTGGTGTCTGAGTTGGACTTACTTGAGGTTGAAAATCTATATTCATGCAACCGGCAAACAATAATTGAGACGCCCCGTACATATTCGAACCTGCAACATTTGGGTTTCCGAATAAAGATACAGGTGAGTAAGGTGATTCATTTGGAATTTGGTATAAATCTGAGTAACCTGCTAAAATTTGAGTAGAACTTTCAAGAAGTACAAACCCACTATTCTGCACAATAGGATTTGATACCTGAAAATCGACCTCAAATTCACTTGTGTCATAATCATATTGTGTTATGTAAAATGTTTCTGGTGTACTATTTATGAAGTTTGGTATAATTAATTTTGAGTTATCATTAAGTATAAAGTTAGAACCTGGTGATACTTTTCTTCCAGTTGCCAAACAGAATAGTGGTGTAACGGAAATGTTATTAGGGTCAGTTATATTCATTTGAATAAAACAAGAAGTTGTTGTTCCTGTTGCGGCAATAATTGTAAAGTCGTCTATTGCAAGAATACCTGGTCCTATGTTAAAGTTTAAAGATATATCTTGTGAATATGTTGCAACAAATGGAGATAGTGTTATATCCCAAACTCTTAAATAATTGTAGTATGGACCAACAGGGCCTCCTTGTTTAAACTGAGTAAATAATTTTCCTTCAGTATGTGTTAAATCACCGGCGGACACACTTAAATTAGGTACTACTAATTCTGCCGACTCATTAGGACTACTAAAACTATATTTGTAAATTCTACTCTCAGCTCTTACTAATGCATCACATAAACCTACTGAAACTGGTGTAAGTTCTACAGGTAGACAACCAACATTGTATTTTTGTGATGCACCATATATATCGGAAATTGCCGTTGGGTTACCAAATAAAGTTAAAGGACTATACGGAGAATTGAGAGGTACATTATAAATGTCATTTTTACCAATTAAAAGTTGCGTTTCACTCTCTATTATTACAAAATTATTAAAAGTTGTATTTCCTTCGGATGCAACTAAGACATCTTGTTCCTCAAAACCTGTTGTATAATCAAACTGAGTTAAATGATATGTAATTGGGCTAAATCCGTCATCGTGTGTGTTTGACACAATTAATTTACCATTGTCCGTTAAAATAAAATTAGACCAACGAGAAACTTTTCTATTTGGTGATAAACAGAATTTATCTGTAACACCTATATATACTGGGTCAGTAATGTCTATTTCAATAAAACAAGAAGTTGTACTACCTGTTGAGACTATTAATGTTGTGTTACTAAGAGCAAATATGCCCCATCCTATTTCAAAATCTAAACTAATGTCTTCTATGAAGTCCGCACCAAACGGAGATAAGTTTAAATCCCAAACTCTTATTGAATCTATTATTGTATTTGAAGTACTACCGAATTGGGCAAATAATCTTGTTTCAGTATGTGTAATATCTGCTGGGGTAATAGTTAAATTAGGTATAACAAGTTCTGTTGATGTGTCTGGTGAGTTTGTGTCGTACTTATAAAGTTTTGATTGACCTCTTAATAAAATTTCACAGCTAGTTACTACTTCAGTGTTTGTTGTAAATCCACTTCCTACAAGACCGCAATCATCAAAAATTGGAAGTTTAGTAGGAGTTATAGTTGGTGTTGGTGTCGGAGTTGAGGTCGGGTTAATACATCCACAACTTCCAGTATAAACTATACCATTTCCAGACAATCTGATTACATCAAATGCGCATAAAGATGAACCGTACTGAGTTGAATACATGGTAAATTGATTTACTTGTATTTCACTTGTTGTATTGTCACAATAGGTTACCTCAAAATTACTTCCACCTGTTTGGGTTCCCCCGTACATATCAAAATTAAAACAACATCTTGTTGGAGAAGGTGTTGGTGTTTTTGTTAAAGTTGGTGTTGGGGTCTTGGTTCTTGTTGGTGTTGGTGTTGGAGCGCAAGGGTCGATTTCAATAAAACATGTTAAATCACATGGATTAAATGTATATCCATCAGGACAAGAATATCCACTAGAAGTGTAATTTCCCGTTAAAGTTTGAACCGTAGTGGCGCTCGTTTGTCCGCTAGATGAAAATAAAATATTCAAATCAGACAAATCAGTTGCCGATATTAATTCTTCAGCTGTATTATCATAAATTTCACATCCAAATCCCGCCGCGGAAGGAGTTACACCATCACCCAAAAAAGTTCTGTTTAATCCATATAACTCAATTACATGGTCACCTACCGATAGATTTACTGGATACACGTGCCAATAGATAAACCCTAGATTCCCCCCCGAGGGGCAACAATATGGGCCGGAAAAAGTATTAACAAACTCAACTCCGTCTACAACAAATCTAAAACTATTATCCGCACCTAACCCAATCCAATAAGTTTTAGTTTCAGGAACAGTAATACAAACACTAAATCCTAACCAAGTAAGTATTGGAAAATTAACAGCGTCTGTTGCCCATATACCACTTCTATTTAATGGTCCATCGGAAGAGCTGGTATTCTTCCAAACTGAGTTAGTATCCAATACCGCTAAGTAAATATTACCAGGGCTAGTACCATTAGGATTAAATGGGTCATGAATTATTGTCCCCATCAAAGTATTAACATCATTTCCAATACCATTTGATGAAACATTAACAATCGCATCGGCAGATGGGGGAGTTGCCTCAATTGTAACAATTGTTGTAAAACAAATTGTTGGTGTCGGTGTTGGAGTGGCAGTTCCTGATGGTGTGGGTAATAAAGGTGTTATTCTAAAACTTTGTTTAAAGCAGTCAGTTAATTGAGACGTTCCATTAATTCTTTCGTTTATGTTAGTTTCAAAAGTTATATTATAAGGATAATTTAAATCCATAGAATAACTCTGACCATCAGAACTGTTGTTTACAACAAATATGTTATTATCAAAAGAATATAAACCGGCAGGAGATGGAACCGTACTTGTGATATTAATTTCAACTTCTGGCCCTTCAGTTAAGTCATATTGATTAACAAAGGTGTTACCTTCGCCGTCTTGATTTGTTATAAGTAGTTTATTACTAGAATTATATGAAATGTCTCCAGTTACAAATCTTCCGTTAGTTAAGAAAAATAAACTAGATGGTACACCTGTGTTTGTTGTAATATCTAATAATAAAATTTCATCTGGAATATTAGGTACATCTGAACTTCTTGATATAACTAACGTAGTGTCATTAATAACTCCAAGACCATTACCAACATTTATGTTTGGTAGTTCTATTAGACGAGAATATTCAACACTAAACGGGAAAAGTGATACTATATCCCATTCTTGTATATGTGTTTCCCCAAGTAACCAAAGAGTCTCTTCTGTATGTGCAATATCCAAATTATAATTAGATATACTTGGACCAATAAAAAATGAAGTTAGATTTAATGACGTATTTGTAACCGGGTTAAACGCATAAACTTGTCCTGACTTAGTCACATAAAGTACATCACATTCATTAATATATGGAAATCTAGTTGGAGTTGGAGTGACAGTTGGAGTTCTTGTTGGTTTTGGTGTTTTATTTGGTGTTCTTGTTACGGTTGGAGTTGGAGTTGGTTTTTGCGTACTTCTTGGTGTCCTTGTTACTGTTGGAGTGGATGTAGGTCTTATTATTGGACATCTACCATCTATACAAGGTCCAACAAGTACTGAAGTCACATATGAAGATGCTGTAAACGCATTTGGTGACATACAAAGAGGCTCTGAACTATTATTGTCTATCGTAGTTTGAGTAAAATCACCTTTGCAATCATAATATTTTAATTTTCCATCATTACCTGTATTGTTTATAAAAGTATAACAAAAACAAACTGAAGTTGGTGTAGGTGTAGCCGTTTTGGTTGGGGTCCTTGTCGGAGTTAGTTTAGGGTTAGTTCTTGTTGGTGTAGCGGTTTTGGTTGGCGTAGGTGTTGGGGTTGGACAGGGTATTGAAAAATCACAGGTTTCATTATATTCTGGAAAATATAAGGTATAAGTACCAAAATAGTAGTCGGCTTCGTAGTTATAAGGTATTGTGACATAACCTATTGTAATTGTACCACCTGTACACGGATAAAACGTGACTAAGGCAATTTGACCCTCAAAATTTTCTGACGTTATTTGAACTACTTCTGGCATCTTTTTTAAAATAAATATCTTTACTTTTTTATTATACTAATTTTTTAATTAGTTATATTGTATTCTATATCACAAACTGGAACTTCAACAATTCCATAATCAATGTCACAAGGAGGAACAAATATTGTTACTCCTGAAATATCACAGTCAGGAACATTTATTTCTTCAGTGTAAATGTCTATTGGGGGGATGTCTATTACCTTTGGGAAGGTCCTGTCAATACTTGGTATGTAAAAATAAAATGTACCGGCTAACTGGTCTGTTGTATATTGGAAAGGAAAAGTACCTGAACCTAAATCTATTCTTGTATTTGAGTCATACTTTGAATATTGTACTTTTATCGCCTGCCCTAAAAATGTTTTACTTATAAATCTATAGGTTATCATGGTATTTCTACAACAGTTATATCATTTATGGTTCCACCAGTTGCGCAGTTTGGACATCTTGGGTCAAACATTTGGAATTTAGTTTTGAGTAAATCAAAGTTGTGTACAATTTCAGAGGCATTTAATGGCTCCACATACATTCTAAATTGACTTATTCCACCATCAAAAGTACCTGCAAAATTTGGTTCAATTAATATATTGGTTGTAAGTGCCGATAAACTTGTTCCTGATAATGTTTGATTTGGCATTACTTCAGGGTCTTGTTGATATGGAGCGTCAAATGTGTAAGTTATTGGACCTGGTATTGGTGGGGTAAATACTGGTAAAGTTTGTCCCGAAATAATTGAAAAGGAACAAGAATAATTAAAACCTGTAAAATTTAAAATATATTCTCCGTAAAAATAGTCTGTAGAATAGTTGTAAGGTATTACTTGAGAGCCCACATTAACTGTTCCTCCTGTATCGGGGTTATATGTTATTACAGCGGTTTGACCACTATAATTATTACTACCAATTTTAACAGTTGCCGGCATCCAAAAACTTTATTTAATAAATATTAAAGTTGTTGGAAATACTTTTGTATTCTTTGACTTAATCTAACTCTTGGGTCATTTTCACTTCGACCGACAACATCATATGGAACAATAAAACCAAAACTTAAAAAAACTCTTCTTGAGTTAAACTCGTTTGTCCAATGTTTATAAAGAGATGCTTCAAACCCATAAAGGTCAGTTTGTTCAATATTAATTGAATCATCACCAATGAATAAATCATAATTTTCAGATAATACACTAATATTACATTTGTAATTAATGTAACCGTTAATAGATGCATCATAATGTGGATTAATTTTTCCACCTTTATTCATATCTACCGCTTGTAGAAAAATATTATCTTTTGGAAAATTAAATTCCTTTGAGATTCTATCAATTATATTATAAATGAACTCAGGTAATATATCTTGAGATACATCTGAAATTGATTGGAATTTTGTGATGTAGTTGGTAAGGGGTGTATTTGAAATATCAAAAATGCAAGACTTTCCTTTTAGTTCTTTGGATAATTCTGATAAATGATAATTACTATCATTTCCTGTGTGATTAACAGAATCAATCCAATTTACTATTTGGTGTACTTCATCTTTTGAGATAAACTTTTTTTTTATCTTATAGGTTTCCGTGTTTTCCAATCTTTTTCAAATTGTGTTTTGCCAAAAATTCCTTTGGGTTCATTGCCTCAATTATTGTTAGTTCGGCTGAGTCCATAAGTTCTTTTGCCCTTTCTTCGGGAACCGCCATAACACATAATTTATGAGTTGCCGGTAATTCTCCTGTTGGTGACAAACTTATTTTTAAGATGTTGTCATTTTTCATTTTTTCTCTTGCTTGTGAAACTTTTGATTCTTCACATAATATACAAATTCTCATAATTTTTTATTCATTAATATTTTTTATTGTTAGTGTATCACTTGAATCGTAATATGATAATCGTTTGTTTCCTCCTTGTCTTTCAAAAATCTGACAAGTGTAAGTTTCATAAACAGATGGATTAACACTAATACCTGTAACAGTAATGACAACATCGTCAGCAGGAGTTGCTCCACTTATTTGAGTCCCTAATATCGTTATTGTATTACCGGTTTGGTATAATCTACCATCAGAAAATCCACTAACACCTATTACCGCTCCACCCGAAACCTCAACATCAAAAGTTGCTCCTGTACCAATTCCATTTGTAGTGCCAGATAAATCAGTATAAACGGCATCAGTTCCGGTTGTCCCATTAGCAACATATGTAACCCCTGTTATGTTTCCATAATTTGTTGTAAAATCAGTGTTATTTATAACTGTGTTAACAATGTTCCACTGAAAATAATCTCCTATGGTGTTGTTCTCAAAATTATCAGCAATTGTATTGTTATAGAAATACTCACCTATTGTATTATCAACAAAATAATTACCTATGGTATTACCTTGTGGTTCGCCACCTCCGTTTCCAAAATTTTCACCTATTGTGTTATTACTAAAACCGACACCGATATTGTTATTGGCAAAATTATTACCAATAGTGTTTGAAAAGACACCACCTTTAAATGTATTTTGGTAAACATCACCCAAAAAGTCATTACTATCAATATTGGGTCCGAAGGTATTCTGACTACAATACCCACTAATTTGATTTCCTCCAAATCCCCAATCTAATCTATTTTGGTAAAAACTATCATACGTTATATTGCCCTTAAATTCGTTGAATATTTGGTTATCATAAAAATCACCATATATTGTATTGTTTTCAAATTGTTCACCGATTCTATTTGTGGATGTCTCTCCACTTATTGAATTATTATTGAATCCAGAAGCAATTTCATTTTTATTGAAGTCATTTATAATTTCGTTATTTTGAAAATCAAAACCAATTTGATTATCTTCGAAATTATCACCTATGATATTATCTTCGAAATTATTACCAATTACATTATTTCTAAAATTATTACCATTATTTGTTTGTGTGTAAATTGAGTTCCATTCAGTATCCTGCGGTGAAACGCTAGAATTCCACGACCCCTCTGTTGCAATATTATAAATACCATCTGAATCACCCCTAGTTATTTCAACAACGCCTTCAACAATAATGTCAACTTCAGACCCATAATTAGTTTTTGTAAAGGTAACTGCTGAACCTATATTATTACCGTTAGAATCAATTTCTTGTCTGTCATATTGGAATCCACCCCCATTATTACTTTGTGTCCATTGAGTAAATTTAATTTTAAAGTATTGTGATGTTGAAATTATTTTCATCACTAATTCTTTACCTAATACTTTATTATCTAAATCACCGCTAACAGCGTCATTAAAAAGCTCGTAATTTCTTGTTGACAGTGTTGATAAATCATTCCAACCAAATAGAGTATAGTTATAAGGTCTATTATCTCGAAAATCTATCCCTACATTGTTTTCATTAAAATCGTAGCTAACTATGTTATTGTAAAAATAATAACCTGTGCTATTATTATAGAAATCATCATATACCTTGTTATTATTGTACCCATTACCAATATTATTTAGAGCAAAATAATCACCAGTTTGATTATTATTAAAACCATTTAATATTGTATTACCAATAAATTCACCATTTATGGTATTATCTTGGAAATTAGTCCCTATTTGATTATTTTGGAAATCTTCTCTTATAGTATTATTATTAAAATTATTACGAATGTAATTTCTGTAAAATACATTCTCAGTTAAGTTACCAAAATCACCAATTGTATTATTGTTAAAACCATCTAATATTTCATTTTTATAAAATCTAGAATAAATAATATTATTATTAAAACCGTTACCAATTATGTTATCCTCAAAATCATCATCATTTTCAGCTAATAGTTGGTTATTGTTAAAATCATTTCCAATATGGTTATCGGTTATATTGGTATTTATTAGGTTATCGTGAAAATAATGTCCAATTATGCTATCATCTATATCGTTTGTTGAAACGTTATTATAACAGTAATCACCCCAAGTATTATTTCCATTATCAGTACCCCAAGTATTATTATAACAATAGTCTCCAAATTTATTACTTTCGTATTCACCTTGTATAAACACATTATTTGCTAATATAAATGTTCCATCCGATATGTTTGTGTAGTTGTTTGCGTAATTACCTACATAGTTATTTTTGGCATAATTTTCAGATATGGCGTCACCAAATGTTGTGTATTCTATAAAATCATCTGTTTTAACATTTGTTCTTTTGTAACTAAAATATCCTCCATATTCATCATCATTAGTAATCTCCTCAACAGCTAAATAAAACGCTGAACCTGCCCCAGCAGTAGCTATTGTATCACCAGAAACCGTCATTGTCACATTATCATCAATAGTAACAATTTCATAATAACTAGGGTCGGCATTAGGTATATAAACAACATCACCAACGGTTAACGCTGTAAAAGATGTGTTATTACCCTCAACAGTACCATCATTTAATAACTCTATGGTACCATTTAAACGTAGTCCTTCTCTATTAGTATACAAACGATATCTTTTGAATAAAATCGTTCTATGGTCATAATCTGTTCTGTTATTGAACTCATCAATTCTTTCAGTAATCCTACCTTTAGCAGGACCTGATGTTACCTCTGTTAGGTTCCAACTTATATCATAAGATATTTTATCTTGTGGATATAGTGTTGAATAAACTGTAGGTGAAAACCCTGTTGTTGATGTTGCCAACAATAATATAGGTTCTGTTGTCCCTGTTTTATAGTTGCCCGTTGTTATTGGAGTACTATCACTATTATAGTTTGGTTGGTCATAACAAGTTTGATAATCGGTCATCAAGTAAAATATACCAGACGTTAATGTTCCACCTGTATATAATGAATATAACTCGTCATATGTTACCTCAACTGTTGAGTTAGAAGTAATTGCTGAAATTGCTCCTTGATATGTTGTTCCTTCATCAACAAATGGAAATGTACTTGTTGAAGTTAGATTCCCTAAAGGTAATTCTGAAATTTTTACGTTAGCCATTTTTAATTTTATTTATAAATATCTTTTATTTTATTAGTTATGTTTTTTATTTGTCTTTATTTAACATGCTCCTGAAAATGTTAATGGGAATTGACACGGGAAAGCAACACCACCGCCAGGTCCTGTAAATACGTATGTATAAGTTCCGTCTGAAGATACAATTCCAACAAAACTTGTTGCCCCAATATTATCTGTTATAACATCATTCACTTGTATTTGTAAAGTTTCTGAAGTCTGAGTTAATTGAAGTGTATTACTGTTTATACTAGTCGCACCATTCCATAATGTTGGAACAACTATTTGACGAACACAATTTGGGGTAAATGACGGAGTTGGGGTTATTGTTGTTGTTGGGGTTTGTGTTGGAGTTTCAGTTGGCGTTGGAGTTTGTGAAGATGTTATTGATGGTGTTGGGGTTTGTGTTGGAGTTTCAGTTGGCGTTGGAGTTTGTGAAGATGTTATTGATGGTGTTGGCGTGGGAGTAGGTGTTGATGTATTTGTTGGAGTTGGGCTTACACAAGTATTAATTTCAGATATAATAAAATCCCCTTCTTCTGTTAGAATGAAATTACCAAGTTCATCAGTTAGATATTGAACACAAGGGTTAGTTGATGTTGGAGTTGGAGTAGGTGTAATACAAGGATTACGTTCTGAAATAATATAATCACCGCTTTCAGTTAAAATAAAATTACCTAATTCATCTGTTAAGTATTCCACACAAAGGTTAGTTGGAGTTACTGTTTGAGTTGGGGTTAATGTTGGGGTAGATGTAAATGAAGGAGTTGGTGTTGGAGTAAGTGTTGAGGTTTGAGTAACTGATGGTGTTGGAGTTGGAGAAATGAACTCTGACTCGAAAGTAAAATCGATGTTATTACTTATAGAAGATGGGGACACAACCAAATTTTCAAACGAACTTGACCCGTTCAAAATGTTAAAATCTTCACCCAATGTTACAAGTGTATTCCCACTTATACCGTTTGGAGGTATTGAAACTGAAGAGGTTACTAAAATGTTATTTCCTGTTGTAGTTCCAAGTATATGAGTAAACTCAACGGTTATTGTGTCATTAATTGGAAACTCCGTATTTAAAATATATTCTAACTTTATCGAACCTGAGCCTATTATAACAAGTAAGTTTAAACCAATCTCAACACCATAAGCAATGTCGCAAGCAGGTTTTGGGTCAAATGTTAAACTCTCTCTAAGACCTTGTGTTCCCCCACCCCAAGATATGTTAAATGGAACCCCAAGTTGTTTTTCCTTCTCAGCATTTAACCCTCTTGGAATTATTTCCTCAAATCCATTAATTACATAGAATAATTTTCCATTAACGTAGATTTTAAGGGCTCCAAGTCTATCTGATTTTTCTATTAACCATCTTTCATTTAAATTAACAATCTCAACTTGGTCAGGTGCAGGACTACCTGTGTGAGTAACAGGAGGTTCAATTAAATTGACCGTATTATTAGATAAACTATCAACGTATTTAAAGTTGGTAATTAATCCAAGACCTCCTCTGTAATATAAATCACAAGTATCAAACCAAGTATTTCTTTCCCAAACTGCATCAATTAAAACCCAATGTTCTTCAGTCAAAAAATCAGGACCATTTACATCACAGTAATCATATATGTTTGATTCTGAACAATATTCTGTAACAGTATAACCCGTTTGATATGTTATCCCAGTAGTTGGAGTTGTTCCTGTAACAACACAATCGCCAGTAAACTTTAAAACTTTAACACATACCTTTGGATTTGACGGGTCTCCGTCTAATCTTAAAGAAAGTGCGTTTGACATCGAATCATACAATGGGTCTTTGTCAGGGTTCATAACTGTATTGTTATTACAACCACAGTTACAATCAATATTGTGTTCTACCGTATATTCTATTGGGTTATAAACTTCAATACATCTTGAGTTTGTTACACCCGTATTATCACAAGCACAAGTCTTTAGAATACCTTCTAATGCTTGTGTTACTCTTGTATATCCACTATCAGATGCTGGTGAGCCTGAGGCATGGTGATAAAATTTATTTTCACCTCTTGCTCCAAAATAAAAAAATGTATTTTTATTTTCAGGGTAAACTAAGTTTAAAGTTGTTTCACCCGATTCAGGACCGAATTCATCAGACAATCTTGGTCTAATAATCATTTCAACAGACCAACCTTTATTTACTCTATTTGGAAAAGTTTCATAATCATATCCAAATAATTTGAAAAACCCTTGATAAAAACCACCGTAAAGTTGGTTATATGTTCCAATTTGACTGTTTGTTTTGGAAACTATTTCATAAACTGTCCTATCTGTATTTCCTGAAAATCTTTCATTAGGAGGGTCAGTATAACCCGTAACCTGAAACATTTTAAATCTTCTGTCAAAAGAATATCTATTAAACTTGTCAACATCATCTAATAATCCCATAGTGAAAGAAATACTTTCACCTGACATTATATCCACAAGTCCATTATCAATAGCGGTTAATCCAATATCACATAAAGTGGATGCGGTAAACATATCCAAATTTTCATCATTTGGATTATAATAATTTAAAGAAACAAGGGTATTTGCCGAGTTATATATTCCATAGTTTAAAACAAATAATTGTGATGACCCTGAATTATTTAAGTCAAAATAAATTGGTAATCTATTACCGTCATTTTGAGCAATTAAATTAGGTGAAAAAACAACTTCTTCGTTATAGTCCCTTTCATCTGATGCAAGATTTACATCAAGATTTTGACCCGCAGGTCTTAGAAACCATTTTTTATAATTATATTCTCTAATATTCTGTTGCGACATCTTACAATAAATACAAGTTTCCGTGTATTTATAGATAAAAAACTATATGCTTTATAGGAAAGAATATTATAAACATCCGTATTACTTTTTCTTGAAAGAGGGAAAGGAAACTATTACTTTATATTTTAGTGTTCAGAACACTTTATCTGAAGCAAGAAAAAAGGATGAGAAAATTTCTTTCAACAAAAAAGACAAAAAATATGTTGAAAAGGAGCTGACCAAAATATTCCAAGAGAAAAAAGCCAAATCAACAGAAGATGTTAAGAAAAAACTAGAAAAGGTTAAATCTGAAATAGAAGAATTAGTAGATTATGACGGAACTTTTTTAAGTTCAAAAGTACCAATTCTTAACCCAAAATTAGCTCCAAAAGGAACTATAGACCAAGAAGTGGTACAGAATAGACAAACAAATAATCCTGTAACAAGAGGTTATAGAGTTTATTGGGGTGAAAGTGAAGATGAAGAGGGCGATGTGGTATCTGAAATTGATTTAAGTGACACATTTGGTGGTCCTGAAACTCAGGATTTGAACGGCCCTGAAACATTTAATAAATTTTTTAAAGAGTTTGAATTACCCGCAGAAGAAGCCGCTGAAAGAACAAGACAACAAGGTAAAGAACCCGACCAAAGAGAACATAAGAAAAAACTTAAAAGAGTTCCAAAAAAAATTAGAAAGAAAAAAAATTATATAGATACATTAACGCTTGTTGAGAGAAGAAAAATAGAAGAGGAGAGAAAAGAAAAAATGCGTAAAATGGTTGAGGATATGGTTTTGGGTAAAAAATCAAATGATAAAGAAGTTAATAAAAAAAATTCCGCAATGAGTAAACTATTGACAAAAAATTTGGAGTCGATAAAAAAAATTGCAGAGAAGGAAGGAATATCAGTTTCTGAATTAATCAAAATACTTAAAAAAGGTGAATAAAGATTTATACGGAAAAGAATACGAGGTACCTTCTGACGTTCTTGAAAATTTAAACAGTTTCAGGGGTGAAAAAACTATTGAAAATATAATTAATAATAAAAAAATATCTTACTCACTACTCAAAAGATTAAAAAACAGAATGGAAAATGGTGAAATAGATAATTTAGGTGGAGAAAATTTTAAAAATTGGGTTGAACAAAAATTAGGTGAGGATAGAAGAGCAATACACACATCAAAAGATGTAAAAAGAAAAAGTGGCGTTGCAAATGCTTTTATAAGACCTCACTCTAAAAAAGATTTAATTAGACCCAATCAAAGACATAGAAAAGCATCCGAAAGACACGATACTTGGAGTGACAACAGTAGTAATTTTAACTTAAAACTCGAGTCTCGTATTATTGAGGAACTTCAAATAATAAACGAAATAATAAAAAAAATGTAAAATGGCAACTTTCGAACCGTTAGATTTCAATCAACCTGATAATAAATTAACTCAGGTCGCTCAACAAATTAGAACATCACAACTAGTTAAAAATGACTACAGCAATGAAAATCAATTCAGCTCAACAAGTCCTGATGCGATTTCAGATGGAGACATTAGAGGTAAAGGTACTGGAACTTTTTTGGACACATCTCAAGGTGGTAATTCTATTGACGTTATGGAAAGAATTAACAACATCAAGATTAACCAATTTAGTTTCGACAAACCTTACCAAGTTCCTGGAACGTAATGAGACTTTACAATACGATAAAGCAAATTATCTTAGAAAAGTCCTTTGACCAAATTGCGAACTCTGTTAGAAACAAAAATCTAGTAACAATTTACTACGATGGAGAAGACAACGGAGGTAAAGGTTTAAGGGTTATAGAACCATTTTGCTTTGGAGTATCAAAGGCCGGAAACGCAGTTATAAGAGCATGGGAACGAGAGGGGGCTTCCTTTACTGCACAAAAAGGGGAGCAACCTCTACCTGGTTGGCGTCTTTTTAGGGTGGATAGAATTGGTAGTTATAATGTAGACCCAAGGGACTCATTTAATGAACCAAGACCACTTTACAACCCTAACGACAAAGGAATGAGTAGTATTAAACTTTGTGCAAAATTTGAATTAGAGGGAACATGACAGACGATTTTATAAAAAAACTTATGGTGTCTAAGCAGATTATGGATAGACACAACGATATTCCAAGAGGAAATGCCCAAGGTGGTATTACTGAAAGTATTACATCTCCGTCACAAATAGATGTATACGAGCCCAAACCCGTGGCAGCAAATTATAATATTCCACAAGAGTATCTTAGTCAACAACCATCAAAACCAATTACCCCTCCTGTTGTAACTGAAGATAAAATAAAAAATTCCAAACTTCCTGATGCAATAAAGGAGTTAATGATGAAACATCCCATTAAACAACCCGAATCATATTCTCCAAGTTTATCCGAAGATATTATAGAAAGGGCATCAAGATTAATGGGTGAAAATAAGAGTATTACTCAAACATCAAACAAAGTTAATCCTAAACCAAGCCAATCCTCTAATGGAGATTTAAAAAAAATAGTGAAAGAAACTTTGGAAGAACTCCTTATTGAGCACGGGATTATTTCTGAATCCCAAACAAAGACAGATGAGATTTTTCAGTTTAAGGTTGGCAAACATCTTTTTGAAGGTAAAGTTACCAAAATAAAAAAATTAAGATAGACACTAACCCTCCAATCGGAGGGTTTTTATTTCTATATCCCTTGAAAGAGGTGAAAATTTGACTTATATTTAGTGGACTTGGAGCTATAAACTTAAAATTTCCAAGTTATTTTTATATGTCAAAAATTAAAGTATTAGTTGTTCCTTCTGACAGGACAGGTGTAGGTAAATTTCGTTCTATAGACCCTCATATTTTTTTACAAAAGCTATATCCTGATGATTTTCATGTTGATATTATCTTTGACTTAGATTTTAATGATATAAGTTTTTGGAAAGATTATCAGATTGTTCATTTTCATAGAAGTATCGGTCCTGATATGGATGGCTCAATTCGATTTATACCGTTTCTAAACTCTTTGGGTATTATAACCATATGTGATATAGATGACTATTGGTTACCTACAAAAGAGCATCCACTTCATCAACTTATTGTACAAAATAAAATAAATGAAAAGATTGTTGCTAATATCAAAGCTGCTAGTTATGTTACGACAACTACTGAACTTTATGCCGATGAAATAAGTAAAATTAATAGAAACGTAATTGTTCTACCAAATGCGATTGACCCTAATGAAGCTCAGTTTAAAGAAAAAACTGAAGAAAGTGACAGACTAAGAGTTGGGTGGCTCGGAGGCTCATCTCACTTGCACGACCTTATGTTACTTGACGGGATGGTTGCAAAACTAACGGATATTAAAGATAAACTTCAATTTGTGGTTTGTGGGTTTGATACGAGAGGCACAATGACTGAAATTAATCAACAGACAGGAGAACAAAAACAGAGGCCAATTAAACCACATGAAACTGTTTGGTATGAATATGAAAAAATATTCACTGACAATTACAAAATTGTAACTCCTGAATATAAAGATTATCTAGAAAAATTTATACAGGACCCATTTGAAAATGAAATAAGTGAAAACTACCTTCGAGTTTGGACAAAACCTGTAACATCTTACGCTAAAAACTACTCAAAATTTGATGTATCTTTGGCACCAATTAAACAACACATTTTTAATAAGGTTAAATCTCAATTGAAGGTAATTGAGGCTGGATTCTATAAGAAAGCGCTTATCGCATCAAACTATGGTCCTTACACAATTGACCTTAAGCATTGTTTAAAAAATGGAGAATTTGTAGATGGAAACGCTTTATTGGTTGATGAAGTTAGAAACCATTCAGATTGGTCAAAATATATTAAAAAGTTACAGCAGAACCCAAATATGGTTAAAGACATGGGAGAAAGATTATACGAACACGTATCACAAAGATATGACCTAGCAATTGTAACAAAAACACGAAGTGAATTTTATAAATCATTAATAAAATAATTTAATGAAGTTAGATAGCAAAAAAGTAATAGGATTTACTGCGGGTAATTTTGACCTACTACATCCTGGTTATATATACACGTTTGAAGAAGCCAAAAGACATTGTGATTACTTTATGGTTTTTTTACAGAGAGACCCCTCCGAGTCTAGATACACTAAATATAAACCTGTAATCCCACTTTATGAAAGATATAAAACTTTAATGTCGGTTAAGTATGTCGATGAGGTTGTAACATATCAAACAGAAGAAGACTTAGTTAAATTAATAGAGTTTTATAAACCAGACATAAGAATTTTAGGTGATGATTATATTGGAAAAAGATTTACTGGAGACCATTTACCAATAAAAGTTATTTACACAACTAGGTCACACGATTGGTCTACCACCAAAATAAAAGATTTAATTACTATACAGACAATTAGACAAAATCCAGAAATAATTGAAAGGTCAAAATGATAAACTTACCATTAAATAAAATACTTTTTATTGACATTGAAACTGTTGGTATTTCATCAACGTTTGAAAATTTTAAGTCGGACTATCCTGAACTTTATCATCAATACATAAAGTATTATGATTGGTTTTTGAAAAGATTTCCTGAGGATGATACAACAGTTAGTAATAGTGAACTTGCCGATAAGAAACAAGAAAGAATTTTTGAAAGTAGGTCGGCTTTAGTTCCTGAATTTGCCAAAATTATTTGTGTATCGGCAGGAGTTGTTGATAAAGAAGGGGAACTCAAGAAAATGTCTTACTTTAATTCTGATGAAAAAGTATTACTTGAAGAAGTAAATAAACTACTTGGCAGAGTTAATGGACCAGGATTTTCAATTTGTGGACACAATGTTAAAAACTTTGATATCCCGATGCTTGCAAAAAGAATGATTATTAATGGGATTAAACCATCATCAATCCTGCCAAGTTATGATACCAAGCCTTGGGAAATTAGAGCAATTGACACAAAAGAAATTTGGCAATATGGGCAGTTTGGAGCACTGTCAAGTTTAGAACTTATGTGCATTTCAATGGGAATTCCAACACCAAAAAGTGATGAAATATCGGGAGATAAAATACACCATTTATTTTGGAATGAAAACAAGTATGATTTAATAAAAGAATATTGTGAAAAAGATGTGGATACAGTATTTGAGTTAGTTAAAAAAATTAAAAATTTATGAGCGGAAAAAATATACACGATGAATTTGAGGAGTTAAAAAAAATGTTATTGTTTGAAGAACCAACTAATGATTACACGGAACTTCTCGATAAATTAGGATTAGATATGAAAACATTAGAAGAAAATTCTTTCTCTTCTGTTGAATTAGAGTATAAAAGTGAAACGGGTAAAGAACTGTCTTATGTGTACCCAACCGATAGCGGATTTGATTTATACGCTTCAGAAGAAGTTCATTTATTACCTTTTGGCAGAGCTTTAGTACCTACAGGAGTTAGATTTAATATTCCTCCGTTTTATGAAATACAAGTTAGGTCAAAAAGTGGACTTGCAATAAACAAGGGTCTTATGGTTTTAAATTCTCCTGGCACAGTTGACCAAGGATACACAGGTGAAGTTAAAGTAATTGTTTTTAACGCGAGTGACTTGTCTCAAACAATAGAGAAGGGTACAAAAATAGCTCAAGCGGTTCTCTCTATTTGTATTCCAGGTAAGTCAGTTAATTTAAAAATGGTTGAAGCAATAAACAATAAAGACCGAAATGAAAACGGTTTTGGGAGCACAGGAATATGATTACAATAGGATTTAGTACAAGAAAATCAAACCCTCAGTATGTTGAAATTTTAAAGAAGTCTTGTGGGTTAAAAAATGTTGAGGTTATCGAAATCGTAAATGATGGAATAATGTCATTACCCGAAGCTTACAATAAAATTCTTAGTGAGTCATCAAACAATATTGTTGTTCTATGTCATGATGATTTAGAATTTGATACCAATAATTGGGGTAGTAAGTTATTAAAGCATTATAGTAAAAACCCCGAATTCGGGGTAATTGGTCTTGCCGGTTCAAAGTATTTACCTGACTCTGGTAAATGGTGGGAGATACCGCAAACAATGTACGGAATTGTTAATCACAAAAATGAAGGTAAAAAATGGACCAGTACTTATTCTAAACATATAAATAATAATATCGAGGAAGTTGTTTTAATAGATGGATTATTTATGACCTTGGATAAAACCAAAATCAAACATAAATTTGATGAAGAGTTTAAAGGATTTCACTTTTATGATTTGTCTTTCTGTGTTCCAAATCACATAGATGGTATTAAAATAGGAATTGTTACTGACATTAGAGTTACTCACTTGTCTATTGGTATGACCAATCAATCATGGGAGGATAATAGAGTATTCTTTTCAGAAAAATTTAAAAAAAATCTGCCTTTAGACATTACAAACAACGGTGTTTGTGAAACGTTTATTTTCTGTCATAACCAAGATATAATTTTAGATTATGAAAAATCAGGTAAATTTAAAAACCTTAAAAAATATAGATACGTATTTTTAGGTAATGGAGACACTGATAAAATAGATAATAATTCAAATATTATTATTGCAAAAAATTTACCTAATAATATTGAAGATTACCCTAATATAAATGCCTATACAGGGTGGTATGCGTTGTGGAAAAATAATTTTATTACCACACCTTATATTAATCTATTTGAATACGATGTCATCCTTAATCCTAATTTGGAACAAACTATGGATAAATTTATGTATGACGGTCAAAAAATGATTGGGTATATCCCGTTTCTTTGTTCAAATTATCATTTTATAGATAATAAAGATTGGGTTGAGGAATTGTTTGTTGCAATAAAAAAAGTTTACAAAATAGACTTAGAAAAAACTATAAGATTATACATGAAACAAAACCCCAACCTTGGTTGGTCAACTACGAGCAATTGTACAATGGAGGTTTCATTTTTCAATGATTACATGAAGTGGTTTGAACCTCTCGCTGATTTGATTAAACATTCTAAAACTGCCGGTCACGGACACGAAAGGTCAATTACTTTTTTCTGTTTAATGTATAAACACATCCCAATTCTTACTCAAGGGTTTATAAAACATCTTCAAATGAATTCTCACGGAACTCAAGACCATTACGTTGATTATGATAAAAACATTAAGGAATTAATTGAAAACTAATGAAATATTTAGTAAAAATATAATATATGAAAATACAATCATTTGTTTTTGTACACGACCAAGAAATTATTTTGGAATATCTAAAAGTTAATAAATTTTCAGAGTTACCAAATTTAAAGTATGTTTTTTTAGGAAAAAATCCAACAGACAAAGTTGAAATTTTAGAAAATGTTATCATTGCAAGAAATTTACCTCAAAATATTGAGGAATATCCTCTTTTTACCTCTTTTACTGGTTGGTATTGTTTATGGAAAAATAATTTAATTGACTGTGATATTATAAATCTATTTGAATATGATATTGTAATTAATAATAATTTTACGGAAATACTAAAAAATTTATTGATTGATTATGATTTTATTGGGTATTTACCTTATACGATGAGTATGAACTATATACAAGAGGTCCGTTGGATTGAGAATATAGTACCCTCGATTGAAAAAAATTATAACGTCAACATTATAGACATTGTTAATGAGCAGCTTAAAAAAGATGGTAATTCCGTGTGGTCGTCTACTAGTAATAGTACATTTACCATATCAACATTTATGGAATACATGAATTGGTTTGAAAAACTTATTGATGATTTAAAAAGTTCTACTTTTTGTGGTCACTCTCACGAAAGGTCAATAAGTTTTTTTCATCTGATAAATAATAAAAAAATTTACTACTTATCAGGGTTTATACGACACTATCAGCTAGATTCTCACGGTACACAATCAATAAACGCAGACATGAAATTTTTTATAAAAGAACTTACAAAAAAATGAAAAAAATTCTTTTTTTTAATGATTGGCATAATGGGGATATACATATGTCAAGAGAATATGTAAAGGACTTGATTAACATATTCCAACCTTCGGAGAGTCATTATTTTCATGTTAATAATTCAAATATTTTATTTGATTTATCTAATATAACACATACTAATGTTAAAAATGGAGATTATGATTTAATAATTAATACTTGGATAGGACAGTATTGGCACGTAAATAATAATTTTAACGGATGTAATTTTCCAAGTTATTATAATGTAATGAAAGAACTATATACTAAACTATCTATTTTTGATAATCTAAAAGGTATAGAAAATTACATACCATCAATTGACTACACAAAATTTAATTTAAAAAGTTTTAACGAAGATAAATTAAAAAATAAAAAAAATGTTCTTTTTTGTAACAATTTTGTTAATTCTAGACAATCTGAAAATTTTAGTTTTAGTGAAATAATTAATAATTTAGGTGAAAAATTTAAAGATATAAATTTTATAATAACAAATTATGAATCAGGAATTATTATTAAAGAAAATGTTTTTTATACTACTGATATAATTACAGGTTTTAATAATTTTGATTTGAATGAAATTTCTTATTTGTCAACTAAATGTGACGTTATCATTGGTAGGTCGTCGGGTCCTTATAGTTTTTCTATAGTAAAAGAAAATATTTTAAATAGTAAAAAAAAGTTTGTATGTTTCACTAACGTAATTAATGATGCATGGTTTTTGGGAGATATTGTTGATTTAACTTGGAGTAATAATTATTCTCACTCATCGATGATTAATTTAATAATAAACGTTCTAGAAAAAATATAATGAAAAAAGTTTTAATCACTGGCATAATGGGTCAAGATGGAACAATATTAAATGAAATACTAAAAAACGAATACGAAGTACATGGTGTTTGTCGAATTGATTCTGAAGAAATAAAATTAGAAAATTTTAAAAAAAAGTATTGTAAAAATTTACATTTAATAGATTTATCTAAAAAAAATGAGGTTGGGGAGATAATAAAAAAAATTGACCCTGAAATAATAATTAATTTTGCCGGTGAAACAAATGTTATTAACCCATGGGAAAACGTAAGAGAAACTTTTGAACAAAATTTTTTTATAGTCTCAAATATTTTAGAGGAGATTAAAAAAATAAACACAGATATTTTTTTCTTTCAGTCATCTTCGTCACTAATGTACGCTAGGTCCAATGAGATAAAAATAGATGAAAATTCTAATTTCTCACCAATGTATCCATACGGTATATCAAAATTGTCATCTCACCTTTTGGTAAATGAATATCGAAAAAAATTTAATATTAAGTGTTCATCAGGTATTTTTTTTAATCACGAATCACCATATAGAAATGAAAAATTTTTAAGTAAAAAAGTTTCTAATTTTGTTAAAAAAATTCTTTTGGGAGAAGACTTGAAAATAAATCTTAATAATTTAAATATATATAGGGACATAAGTCATGCTGAAGATTTTATGAAAGGGGTTAAAATTATTGTAGAAAATAAAGTTAATGAAGATTTTATTTTTTCAAGCGGAGAGTTAATTTCTATGAAAAAATTTGTTAATTTATTTTTTGAAATGTTTAATTTAAATTTTGAAGATTACTTAATTTACAGTGAAGAAAATAATGAAACTTATAAAATTTATGGTGATAATTCTAAACTAAAATCATTAGGTTGGAATCCTGAATTTAGAATTGAAGACTTAGTCAGACAAATGGTAGAAATAAGTTAATATATTATTTAAAAATAAACTATTTTACTTATTATTTTAAATAATAAACTATTTTATTTAAAATTTTAGCACAAATGACAGAACAAAGATTTTTTGGTCAATTTAGCCCGCCGGTTGATTTTCACATAAGAGAGTATTTTAAAAATGAAGAAGAAGGAGTCTGCATCGAAATAGGCGCTGTAGATGGACATTATTTAAGTAATACTCTTCATTTTGAATTGAGTGGGTGGGATTGCTTATGTATTGAACCTATACCACAATATTTTGAAAAATTAAAACAAACTAGAAAAAAATGTCTAAACTATGCAATATCAAGTGATGAAAAAGACAAAGTTAAATTTAATTTAATTACAATAGGTCACAATTTATCTTCTATAAGTGGATTAGACTTAGATTATAGACTAATTGAAACTCATAAAAAATTGGGGTTGAATCCGATTATAGGAGAAATTGAGGTTCAATCTAAAAGGTTGGATTGGTGTATAGAAAACTATTTTAACCATGAAAAAATTGATTTTATATCTATCGATACTGAGGGCAGTGAGCTCGATGTTTTGAAAAGCTTTGACGTAAACAAATACAATATTAGATTATTGGTAATTGAGAATAATTACAATGACAGTGATATTGAAAATTACTTAAACAACTTAGGTTGGATAAAAGATAAAAGAATTGAAGTTAACGATTTTTATATTAAAAAATAACATTATGCAGGAATTATTTAGTTTGGGTAATCTATATGTTTCAGATTTTATAGAAAAAAACTCAAAAAAAGAAAAGGAAAAGTTTGAACTAAAGATGATGCTAGACGAAAGTACGGGTGTTGTTCGTTTAGAAAAGTCGGCTCCCCTACATTCAATGTATGGTAAATACTGGTATCGTTCAGGTATTAATAATACAATGAAAATGGAATTAAAAGATATTGTAGAATCAGTACAAAATGTTTTTAAACTTAAAGAAAATGACGTGTGGGTTGACATTGCCTGTAATGACGGCACATTACTAAGTTACGTTCCAAAAAATTTGATTAGAATTGGTGTAGACCCCGCTGACGATTCTTTTGTAAACGAATCAATTAATCATTCTAATCTCATAATACAAGATTATTTTACTTATGATGGATATGAGAAAAGTAAATTTGGTAGTCTTAAAGCAAAAGTAATTACATCAATAGCAATGTTCTATGATTTGGAAAATCCTGAAAATTTTGTTAATGATATATACAAAACTTTAGATGATAATGGTCTTTGGGTTTTGCAACTATCATATACTCCTTTAATGTTAAAACAACTGGCCTTTGATAATATCTGTCACGAACACATTTATTATTATTCATTATTTAACCTAAAAAAAATGTTTGATAAATGTGGATTTGATGTTGTTGATGTACAGTTAAATGACATTAATGGGGGTTCATTTAGAGTTTATTGTATGAAAAAAAATGCGGATAAAACTAAATTTTCTACCCAACCAAACAGAGATGTATGTGATTTTAGAATAAATTCACTTTTAGAGTATGAAAAAAAGTTAAATTTAGATAAAACAGAGACTTGGGTTGATTTTTACAATCAAATTAATGAATTAAAAGAAAAAACTGTTAATTTTATTAAAACAGAAAAAGAAAAAGGAAAGAAAATTTGGGCTTACGGAGCATCAACTAAAGGTAATACTCTCTTACAGTATTTTAATTTAGATAATACTTTAATTGACGGAATTGCGGAAAGAAGTATATATAAATTTGGATTAAAAACTATAGGTACTAATATACCAATATATTCAGAAGATGAAATGAGAAAAGAAAATCCTGATTATTTGTTAGTTTTACCTTGGCATTTTATAAATGAGTTTGTAGAGAGAGAGTCTGAATATTTAAAAAACGGAGGTAAATTTATAGTACCTTGTCCAAAATTTCAAATAATATAAAATTAAAAATTAAAAATTATAATAATGTATAACGCTGAATTTAATACTGACAAATATATCAGAGAAACTTTTTTTTCTGATTTTGATTATAAAGGCACCATGATTGAGGTTGGCGCTGGTCCCACTACTTTTTTTAGTATGTCTAAACATTTTAGAGATACTGGATGGAGGTGTATATGTATCGACCCTAATCCTAAATTTGTGGAGGCACATAAAAAAATAGGTAATGAAATTTACCAATTAGCATGTTCAAATTTTGAAGGGACAAATAATTTTAAAATTGTCTCCACTGGTTGGCCTGAAGAAAATGACGGAATAAGTTATTCTTCATTAGAAATAAAATACGACATGCCAAACCATCCTTTCCAAGAAATTACTGTCAATGTAACCAAATTAGATACTCTTTTGGAGAGTTTAAATGTAAATAAAATAGATTTTGTTTCTATAGACGTTGAAGGTTGGGAATTGGAGGTAATGCAAGGGTTTTCTCCTGAAAAATACACTCCAAAAGTAATTTTATTAGAGAATTATACTCACAAAAATGAATACATAGAATATATGGATTCTATTGGATATACTTTAAAAGAAAAAATTAAATATAATTATATTTTTGAAAAAAGATAAAAAATGGAGACATTAGGTAATTTAATCGACAAACTAACTATTGTGAATCTTAGGATATGGATGGCCGAGGATATAAAAAGAGACCCTGAAGCCTCCGACTCTAAAATTGCAAATGCTACAAAATTAACAAACATTGCCAATTCACAAAGAAATGATTTAATTCAAGAAATTGATGAATTGATAAATAATATTGTTATATCTGAAAAACCTCAAAAATTATACAAACAGGGTGACACTAAAATGTACGGAAAATGAAAAAATGTTTAATTACCGGTATAAATGGTCAAGACGGTTCTTATTTATCAGAATTTTTATTAGAAAAAGGATACGAAGTTCATGGTATTTTAAAAAGAAATTCTGTATCTGAAAACCAAACATATAGACTAAATAATATTTACGATAAAATAAATTTGCATTACGGAGACTTAACAGATATGTCATCTTTGATTTCTGTAATACAAAAAGTTATGCCAGATGAAATTTATAATTTAGCGGCACAATCACACGTTAGAATTTCATTTGACCAACCAATATACACCGCAAATGTAACTGGATTAGGTACTTTAAATCTGTTAGAGGCGGTAAAATTAATAAAACCAAATACTAAAATATATCAAGCATCTTCATCAGAAATGTTTGGTAATTCTATCGATTTAGATGGGTTTCAGAGAGAAACTACTCCAATGAATCCTGTTTCACCATACGGATGTGCTAAAGTTTTTAGTTACAATATTTGTCGTAATTATAGAAATTCTTACGGTATGTTTATCTCAAATGGTATTTTGTTTAATCATGAGTCTCCAAGAAGAGGAACAAATTTTGTTACAAATAAAGTTTGTAAAGAAGCGGTTAAAATAAAATTAGGTTTATCTAATGAATTAAAATTAGGTAATCTAGATGCAACTCGAGATTGGGGTCACGCTAAAGATTATGTAAAAGCCATGTGGGAAATTTTACAATTAGATGAACCAGACGATTTTGTTTGTTCAACAGGAGTTTCCCATTCTGTAAGAGAACTTGTAAATTATGTTTTTACTAGATTAGGATTACATTGGTCTGAGTATGTTAAACAAGATGAAAAATTTTTGAGACCTGAAGAATTACACGACTTAAAAGGTGATAGTACAAAATTAGTTAACACAACTGGATGGTCACACGATTACACCTTTGAAACTATGCTAGATGAGATGATTGACTATTGGAAATTTTATTATTCAAATAGTAAAAATATTTAAGTTATTTAACAGATGATGAAATTAGTTGATTGCACTGAAGAACATTGGGAATTTGTCAGAAAGTTAAGGACAGACAAAAACAATTCAATATGGTTTTATACCCAGATTGAAATTACCCCAAGTCAACAAAAAATTTTTATGGAAAATAATTCTTATAAATATAAAATTTGTTTGCTTGATGAAAAACCAGTCGGGTACATTGGAATCATGGATAACAATGAAATTACATATTGTGTTGACAATTTTTATAAGAACAGAGGAATTGGCACATTTATGGTTTCTAAATTTATTGAGAAATATGATGAGGTTAATGCATTCGTGATTCCTAGTAATAATTCAAGTATCAGAGTTTTTGAAAAACTTGGATTTGAGAAACACATATTTTTTAAGTATAAAAAATGAAATTATTAAAATTTGAAATAATTTTACTTTATTATAAAAGACCTGAGATTGTAAAAAATTCTTTAGACTCAATTAAAAAATCTAGTTACAATAATTGGCATTTGACATTTATAGATGACTCAGGAGATAATTCATTTGAAAAAAATTTAGATGAATTTGGTTTTGATAAATCTAAAATAACTTATGTGCCGATAATGATGTCTGATGATGAAAAAATAAAATTGCAAGGTTCCCTTAATGGGAAATATATGAACGATGCAATTTACCTCACAGATGCTGACATCATCATACCGATTTGTGACGATGATGCGTTAGTTAGTGATTATATGGAAAAATTAAACGAATATTATAACAAAAATGATTCAGTAGTGTGGTCATATTGTTATTTAAATTTTTATGACCCATATAGAGAAAGTTACTTAGAGTCTAAATCTGAATCTGAAAATCCGGCGCTTAACTACCCTTATTTAAATGACCACAAAAGTCCTTTAAATCCTTATATGTGCAAAGATTTTTCCCAAGTTACTTTCAGAAAAAATGCATTAGTAGAAAAAGAAATAAAATACTTGTACCCAAAAAACCACGATTTGGACGCCGCAATTTTTAACGATTTTTTTGAAGTGTGGGGACCGTGTCACTTTAATGGGCTCAGAGGTCAACACAAGGGATGGCATGAAGAACAATTAGGAGTAAGAATAAGAACTGGCAGAGGACATTTTTTTTCTCCACAAAAATACCTATAATTAACTAAAAAATATGACAAGAAGAAAAACACAAAATAAAGATATTCTTTCAGAGAATATTGAATATAGACAAAAGATTTCAAAAAAAGACCAAATTTGTAACATAATTAAAAAAACAAAGGACAAATTTTTAACTCAAGGTCAAAGAAAATATTATGACACACTTAGACATAATCAAATAACCATTTGTTCAGGACCCGCAGGTGTTGGTAAAAGTTATATAGCCATGAAAGCGGCTGTTGATTTATTATCTGACCCTGATAGTTCTTATGAAAAAATAGTAATAGTTAGACCAGCTGTTGAGGCTGAGGAAAAACTTGGTTCTCTTCCAGGTAATATGGAAGAAAAACTTGACCCATATATTTTCCCTTCTTATTACCTTTTAAATAAAATAATCGGTAAAGAAGCGAGAGAAAAACTTAAGCAAATGGAAGTTGTTGAAGTGTTTGCCTTGGCATATATGAGAGGTATGAACATTGACAATACTATTTTAATTTTTGAAGAAGCCCAAAACGCAACTCCAAAGCAAATGAAACTTTTGTTAACAAGAATTGGCACAAATTCTAAATTCTTTATTTCAGGTGACTTAGAACAAACCGATAGATACAAAAATATCAAAGATTCAGGTTTGTATGACGCAATTGAGAGACTAAAAAATGTTTCTGAAATAGGAATTCACGAATTTGGAGAAGAAGATATCGTAAGGAACGCTATTATCGGAGACATTTTAAAACGTTACGAATAATGAAAATTGCAATTGAAATAAATGGAGTCCTAAGGGACACTATTGAAAAATTCAAGCAGGTATATGAAAAACATATGATTGATGAAGATTTAGATGAATCTTATGTTTTACCAACTACTTTTAATATAGATGAATCAGGTAATACTGAGTATAATGAAGTCGAAAGAAAATTTGAATACAGAATTTTGGGAGAAGTGACAAGCTTGGATTTATCTGAACATTTTTCATTTAGGTCAAAGGAAGACTATTTTTCTTTTATGTACGAAGAATTTCCTATGAATATATTTGGGCATGCTCCTTCTACTGAAATGACAACCTTTAATGATTTAAATGATTTCTATAATGAATTTAGGGATGAACACGAAATTACCATCATATCTGATGAAATGGGTAAAAGTAAGCCAGCCTCACTCTTTTTCTTATCTAAATTTGGATGTTTAGTCGAGAATATCATTTTCTATAATTCAGTAACAAAGGATAAAGTATTATCTTCTTTTGATTTAATAGTTACTTCTAACCCTGAATTAATTATTAATTATTCTAATAAAGTATCTGTGATTAAATACAATACTTCATATAATAAACAAGTTGATGCAAAAAATTCAATTTCAAGATTGAGGGAACTTGCAGACACAATAAAATCAATTGCTAATGTTGAAATTATTTAACGAAAACTATTTTATTGATATTAATGAGATAGAAAAATTTGTTAATCTTGAAATTGTTGAGATGTCAGGAGGCACAAGTGAACAACAAATAAAGTATGTAAAGTACGAAATGGTGAAAATAATGATGGAGGTTTTGATGACTGAAAGAGAGGACGCTGACGAAATGTTAGGTAACAAATCAGCAGTTTCAATACCATTTAAACTAGCATTTAACACACTACTAAACGAAAATATATTAAAACAATACTAATTTATGAACGAATTAATTAAAAAATTAGAACAATCAATCGAAAACCTCAAAGAAAAAAAATCAAGGGTTTTCTTCTTCGTACAAGATACGAAAGGAAATGCAAGAGCATCTATTAGATATACCTATCAAATGGCAATGTCTCTGAAAAATTCAGGTTATGATGCCATTATTTTACATGAAAAACCTGATTACTTTGGTGTACAGGATTGGCTTGGTGGAGACTATATGGAAAAACTTCAACACATTTCTGTTGAGGGACAAAATTTGGAGGTAGCTCCTGAGGATACAATTGTTGTTCCTGAGTTATACGGATATGTAATGTCCCAACTTGCTAATTTGCCATGTGCTAAAATTGTTTTATGCCAATCATATGATTACATTTTTGAAACATTACAGCCAGGTCAAACGTGGAGTCAGTTTGGGTTTACAAAGTGTATTACAACATCTGAAAAGATGAAAGAATATATCTCCCAAGTAATGAGAGGAACGTCAATTGATGTTATTGAACCAAACATTTCTAAAAATTTCAGTCCATCTAAATTTCCACCAAAACCAATGATTGCAATTCATTCAAGAGAACAAAGAGATGCTATTAATCTAATCAAATCTTTTTATGTAAAATACCCTCAATACAGATGGATAGCATTTAGAGACATGAGAGGAGTTTCTGAAAATGAATTTGCAGCTAATTTAAGAGATTGTATGTTATCAGTTTGGATGGATGAGAAAAGTTCATTTGGAACTTATCCTATCGAATCCATGGCGAGTGGAGTTCCTGTTATGTCAAAAGCTCCCAATTTAATTCCTGAGTGGATTACCGCTGAAAATGGACTATGGATTGACGATACTATGAAACTTCAAGACTACATTGCTGAATTTGTTCAAAATTGGCTTGAGGATAATATCTCTGAAAATCTTTACAGGACGGGAATTGAAACCGCTGAAAAATATTCTAATAATAACAAATTTACAGAAAACGTTGTAACTAAGTTTGAAGGGTATAACACAGTAAGATTAGATTTATTTCAAGAAGAATATAATAAACACGTAGAAACACAAAACGCATAATATGGAAACGAATTTTAATATCTCAATTATATTACCTGTAAACTCATCAAAGGTTAAAGATTTTAGTGACTTTTTTGGAAAGGCAGTTGAATCAGTTAAAAATCAATTAGTTAAAGTAAATGAACTTGTAATTGTTCATACAGATGAAGAAGCTTTAATTGAATTTTTAAATGGTTTTGATTTTTCTGATTTGAATGTTAAAAAAGTTTTAAACACTGGTAAGTCGGATTACGCATCTCAAATTAATTTGGGAGTTAAAGAAAGTAGTTCTGCATGGGTTTCTTTTTTTGAATTTGATGATGAGTACTCTCAAATTTGGATTAAAAATGTTCAAAAATATTCAGAGATTTACTCAGATGTAGAAGCATTTTTACCTATTGTTGTCGATGTTAATGATAAATCTGTATTTGCAGGTTTCACAAACGAGGCCACATTTGCCGCAAGTTTTGCGCAAGAAATGGGAATCCTCACAAATGAGATGCTCCACAACTATCAGAATTTCCAAAGCTCCGGAATGGTAATTAAAAAGTCAGTGATTGAGTCTTTCGGAGGATTTAAAGAGAGTATAAAACTAACTTTTGTTTACGAATTTTTACTTAGAATGACTTATAACTCTGTTAAAATGATGACTATACCAAAAATTGGTTACAAGCACATGAATATGAGACCTGAGTCAATATTTTGGGATTTAAAATTTGGTAATGATAAATTGACTGAAAACGAAAGTAAGTTTTGGATTTCTACCTCAAAGAAAGAGTATTTTTTTGTTGACGATAGAAACATAAAATACACAGAAACAGTTTAATGTCCCCAAATGGAGAGTCTAACCCAAATAAAATAATTAAAACTAAAAAGGGAAAAAGCTCCCAAGGTGAGAATTATTTTGATGTAAGAGAAGAGATGGCGGTGAGGATGTTCCTCACCGCAACTACTTATGATGAAAAAAATAAGATTTATAACGAATATCTTAGATATCCATTAGATAAAATGATTTCATCAATTATTCGTCGTTACAAACTTTACAGAAAAGATATGGATTTTTTAGAAATCCATACAGATACGCATTCTTTTTTAATGACAAAAGTAGACAAATTTGTGCCGAGTAAAGAAAAAAAGGCTTACTCATATTTTGGTACAATTTGCAAGAATTATTTGATGGGTCAGATACTCAAAGACCAAAAAGAATTTAATAGAAAAATTTCATATGAAGATATATCGTCAGATTTAGAAAATAATATCAATATGACATATTATATTGATATTGAGCCAGAAAAAACTGATAACATTATTCCTAATTTAATTAAATCAATTAAAGATATACTTGAATCTGAGGACCTAAATGAAAATGAATATAAATTAGGTTTAGCATTAAGTGATATTTTTGATAAGTATGAAATTATATTCCCCGCAACAGACAATAATAAATTCAATAAGAATTTTATTTTGTTATCATTAAGGGAAATTACTAATATGTCAACTAAAGAAATTAGGTCGTCTATGAAAAAGTTTAAAAAGATTTATTTGGGTTTAATCTCACCAGACGAATCATAAATAATAAATTTTATATTTATTGTTATGGCAAAACCAAAAAGAAAAGAAATTAATTTTACTAAAGATTCAATCCTGACATTAATGCAGGAAATCTATAATGAATTAGTTGAGCAAAGGTCAACAGCAATTAGAATTCAAAATAAAATGATTTCTATGATGAAAGAACCTGAAGATATGACCGTAATTGGCCCTGTGATTGAAAAACAACAAAAAATTATAAACGATTGTGTTGAAAAAAAATTAAGTCTTTCTAAACTTCAGTCGGGAATTTGGGAAAAACAAAATTCTAGAGAGGAGGTTTTTGATATTACTGAAATGGACGAATCTATTTTACAGGGTCTGATTGAGAAAGACATACAATCAGGTGAAGAAAAGTTTGAATTATAATGGCATTAGACTTAGATAATAGTTACAAAAAATCACAAGATAAACTAAGAGCTTTAAAAACTTTTAGTGAGGTGAAGTCTGGAGTTAATAAAGCTATTGCTCAGACTGAAACTAATACTACACCTAATTTTGATTTATCGTCATTTAATTTAGATGAGGCGGAAATACAAAGACAAATCAAAAAGAAGATGGAATCACAATTTGACCAGCTTCTTAAATTGGTTCAGTCAAATAGAGGTTCGGGGCCGGCAACTGGACAATTTTTAATAAAAAAATTCGTACAGGCCATAAAAATTCTTAATAAAAAATTACCCGACATTTTAGCGAGAGAAATCATAAAGGCCTTAGGTTGTGATTTTGAACAAACATTTACAGGTGGTCAAGAAGTTTGGGTAAAAATGAAATCAATAGATTTATCCAAACTTTTGTTTGTAAATCCTGATTCGAAAGTAGGTAGATTAAAATATGAGAGGACCCCATATACCACCACTAATATTCCGAGTTCTATTAATAGAATGTTATATGAAAGAACTCAAAATGAAGGAGAATCTTTATCTGCTGCATATGGGTCACCATTATTAGGTAACTCTACTAATCCGTTATTTGATATCACATATGAACAAGTATATTTAACGGATGTTACAGGATGGTTCAGGGTTAATTTGAGCAACAGACCAGGGGTTGCACCTGGCTCACAAATAAAAGTTTCCGAATTTTTAACAGACTATTATAAAACAATAAAAGTTTTAGACTTTAAGGCACTTACAGCTGCATTATTGGATTTAGTGTTGGGGGCAGTATCCATAAAATTAAGAATGGCACAAGGTACTATAGACGACTCTACTCGATTTGGATTGTTAGTACAAAGAATTTTAGGAATGTGTTTTGACGAGGGGGACGAAATCTCAATCGCCGGACAAGCAAAAACACCAGAACTTGATGATACAACTGACACTTTTTTCGAAATGACAGATGTTGATTTCGGTATAATTGAACAGCGTACATCTCAAATATTAAAGGGAGTTGTTTCATTTGAAACCTGTGATAATGTAGAACTACCTGTTGATGCCGAGGTGATTTTAGACTTAATTGAAGAAAATTTAAACAAATTTGAGGAAGGTGAAGGTTTAGAAGAAACTCTAAATGCAATATCAACTTACTTATCGAACGACCCAAATTGGTCATTAGCATTTCCTTTCCCTGACCAACTAAAAATTACCTTAGATTTTAGTTTTATAAAACAACTACCTCAAGCAGTTGTTTCATGTGGGTTAGGTCCAAAGGTAATATTGCCTTTTATGATTATGATTAAAGCTTTAGGAATACCTTATGATGAAGATTCTACAGGACTTGCCAATTTTATAAGGAAAAACAGAGCTCTGATGAATCAACTAATTTCACAAATTGGAGCCGAATTTGTAAGAATACTTTTTGAGGAAATAAAAAAAGATATAAGAAATCTAATAAGAGCTATTATCACGGATATTAGTAAAGATGAGAGTGGTACTACAGCGGCTATGATTGATAAATTAATTAGTATTGCACTTATAGTGGTAACAATCATAAAAGATTATCGAAGATGTAAAAGTGTAATAGATTCAATATTGGCACTTTTAAACTTTATACCATTAAAAAGGCCAAGTATTCCAATACCATTATTACAATTCTCAGCCTTACTTCCTGGTTATTCCCCTAATAAAGCCTTCATTAATGCAATAGAAAAAATGCAACAACTAGGTTTACCAACAGGGCCATTACCAGATGGAAGTCCTAACTTGGGATTACAAGCAATATACTCACAGATGAAAGGGGCAGATACTGAACAAAAAGAAAATGGAAAATTAGAACTTACTGTGACAACTCCATTTGGAGTATTTAAAGGAAACGGAAAATCAGTTTAAAATGAAAGAAGAAGTTTTAGAAATAATAAAAGATTTTAAAAATAGACCTAGTAAAGATTTAATAAAGGCCATGGATTTACTAAGTCAAGATTTTGAGTATACTAAAAATACTGTAATAGAATTGACTAAACATTTAGATAAACTAGAGTATACATATAATCAAATATTAAAAGAATTTAATGGTAGGAAAAGCTAAACTATTTTACTACGGTATAGTAATTGACAATCAGGACATTTATGGACTTAATAGGGTAAGAGTTTTTCCCGAAACAGAGGATGCCATAAGATTAATTTTGAAAAAAACTAAACCTGAACTTTTAGATAACATTGAAAGTCCTACAGATATTATAGAGGAAGCTTGGTATACACTAAATGACCCTTTTGCCTTTTACCCCTTATTACCACCTTATCTAAGTTTTATCCCCAAAATAGGTGAAATGGTTTGGGTCGTGTATTCAATGCTCGGGGACAAACAACAGAGGAAAGAACAGTTTTATATACCAGGCCCAAAAACAAGTCCATTTAATATTGCTTTTGAGGAATATAATAACTCCAAGGTAAACACATCACAAGGTTTTAATACTAGAATAAAACCACCTCTTAAATCAGTTACAATTAATGGCCCTGGATTAAAACCTTGGTCTCCTACTCATTTATACGGTATTTGGGCCGAGCCAGGTGATAATGCAATTTACGGTCAAGGTACGACAGATTTAATTTTAAAACGTGATGAAATTTTACTAAGGGCGGGTAAAAAATCTACCATGCAACCTAATGACATTCCAAATGATGAAGACAAGAGGAATTTAAATTTAGGATTTTTACAAATTTCTAATTATAGAACTAAACCATTTACTTTAGCGGAGGAAAGTACCACAACAGATGAAATTGACGAATCTCCTTTAAAATTTTTAATAGAATACGAATTGATAAATCCTGAAAATGCTCAAGATGTATATAGTGGTATAATAACATTGTTAGAAATTTCTAAGGCGGCTGAAAAAAACAATAAATTTACTGCGGGTACTCCAGTGAACCCAAATAATGTAAATCAATATTGGAGTTATCAATTTAATCTTGAACCTATGACAAATGTTGTTAGAATAATTAACGATGTTATTAATGGTTTAAATAAAGGAAAGATTGTAATATCAGGAACTACTACCAGTCCTGAATCAACTCTTATATTATGTGACGATGTTGACGCAAATGGTGAATGCGGATATTGTGGAAGATGTTTTCCATTTTACTACCGACCCACAGCTAGAATGAGGACAATATTAGGAAAATTACCTGATTTTGCAGATAATCCCTACGCATACGCTGAACTATACAGTGTTAGTAGTATGGTTACACAAGTAAGGTTTACATACGCATTTTTAGATGTAAATGGTGACGGGCTAGTGTCAAAAAAAGACAAGTTTGGACCATCAAAAAAGAAAAAGAAATATAAAAATATACCACAAGTTTCTGAAGTTAAACCAAACAGTGTTTCTATTTTAGGTAGTAACAAAATAATTTTATATTCACAAGATTCTCAAATTGATGACAAAAAAATAAATTTAAGTGGAGATTCAATATATGGACTTAGTCAAAATACAATTTTTAAAGAAGTATTACCTAAAACAGACGCAATGGTAAGAGGAGATAAACTAAAAGAATTTTTGACTCTTCTTATGAGATTTACGTTAACCCACTGCCACGCATATCACGGATTACCTCCAAATCCTACATCATTTTCACAAGTTGAAATTGCTCAAATTGAACAAGAGTTTCTAAACTATGATTCTAAAGTATTAAATCAAAACATTCGAATTAATTGATATTTATCTATAAAAGATAATGTCAGTACATTTTTCATATTTTAGTAGAAATAATACATTACTCTCCGGGAGTTACACAAACACCGGAAGAGCTCCGTATACTCAGTTATATTTTGGAGCGTCTCTCGACACATTAGCCAATTCAGCATATAGTAGATTTATTTTTGATTTTGATTTAACTGATTTAATTCAAAAATTCTCAGACGGTACCATATCCACAGGATGTACAGGATTTAGTGGTATTACTCATAAATTAAAAATGATTAATACGTCTTCTTTTGATAGAGCACAATTAAGAGCCACTTCATTTGATTTAAACTTAATTAGAATACCTCTAACATCAGGCGATACAGGAACAGTACAATCTTGGGATGAAGGTGTTGGTTATGATTATTATGACGTTAAAAAAACAATAAATACCCAATTTGCACAGCTTTCCCCAACAAATTTTACAGATGACCTTTCACTGTCTAATAGACCGTCAAACTTTTACGAAAGAACCACTTTATATACTTGGAGCGAACCTGGTATCTACTCAAATATTAATACAGGAGTTACCCCATTTTCATCAATGACAATAATTGACACCCAACATTTTGAGGAGGGTAATGAAAATCTTGAGTTTGATATGACAAGTGAAATTAATTCAATTATTGAGGGTACAATTACCGGAAATACTGGATGGATTATATCATTCCCTCCTGAGCTTGAATTAATCACGGGTCTTACTGAAAACTACTCTGTTGGATTTTTTAGTCGGAACACTCAAACTTTTTACGAGCCTTATTTGGAAACAACTTATGATGATTTAATCGAGGACGATAGAAATACTTTTTACAAGAATAGAATAAATAAACTATACCTTTATTCGTATATCGATGGTGATTTAGTTAATTTAGACACACCTCCATCTACAATAATTGTTGACTCATCTGATAATATAATCCAAGGGCCAATTACTTCTTGTTTAAAAACAAAAGGAGTTTACGAGATAACAATATCGGCAATCACATCCACAACACTTGCAACTAATTGTACACTATATGATATATGGTCAGGAATAACTTATAATGGAGTTACTCTTGATAATATCACAAATCAACTTGTACTTTTACCATATAACAAATCAATACAACTCGGACCTGATAGTCAAGACCCAATACTTTATGGTTTTGATTATTATGGTATTAAACAAGATGAAAAAATAATCAATACCGACATAAGGAAAGTTGGGGTTATTGTTAAGAAAGCATATTCTACAAATGAATCTATACAAAGAATAAATGTATATTATAGAATATACGTTAAAGAAGGCCAAACTGAAGTTGATGTCCAAGAATGGACAAAAGTGAATAGGTCGTATAATCAATACTATTTCTTGTTTGACACAAGAGACAAACTTCCAAACGAATATTACATCGATTTAAAAGTATATTCTGATGGAACCGCAAATACTTATAAAAAACAAATTAAATTCCAAATAGTTAATAGGAAATGAAAAAAATAACATTAACAGAATCACAATTAGTGTCTTTAATCCAAAGAATGGTTAATGAAGCCATGTCAGATATAGATATAATTCTTGATAAAATAAGCCAAGAAGGTATGGAATCTTTAACTCAACAAGAAAAAGAATATTTAAGACATTATTCAACAACAGGAGAATATATGGATATTGAGGATGAAGATGAAATGGAGACTTCATTTGAAGGTGAAACATTTAAAGACAGAATAAAAGACGCACCTGTTAGTTTCACATATGAAGTAACTGAAGAAACAGATAAGGGTATTATACACGCAGGATATTTTACAATCTATGAAGATGAATACTATGGTGAAATTTTCTGTGATGGTGACGGAACATTTATGTTTGCCAATTTTGAATCACCTGAAGGAACTGAGCTATTTGAAGACTATAATGAAATACAAGGAGAATTGGAAATGTTTCTCCAAAATGTTTGTGAAAACCTAAAATCAGACCCAACAACTTAAAAAAATGAGAAATATAGATAGTTTAATTAGAAAAGTTATTAAAGAACAATCAGATAGATATATGTTCTTTTCAAACTTAGAACAAATGAGAAGACAATGTGACCTATTGTTAGATTTAGAACGTGATATGGTCGATTCAATACTTGACAACGGTCACGATTGGGCTCAGGACCATATTGCTGAAGCCAAAAACAATTTAGACCAAGTGTTTGATTTCTTAATGAATGAAACAAAAAAGGATGGTATGGAATTATCTATGAATATTGATGATAAAGAAATGGTTATGTCGGAAGGTCGTAAAAAGACTGGAACAAAATTGTGTGCCAGAGGGTACGCAGCTGCCAAATCAAAATTCAAAGTTTTTCCCTCAGCATATAGCTCAGGCTACGGAGTTCAAGTCTGTAAAGGTAGAATGCCAGGATTAGATGGTAAAAAACGTTGTTCACCACCATATTGTGGTTCAAAAAAGAAGAAGTAATAATTTTTTAGAACTAAAGTTTCGTAGTATATTTGTAAAAAAATACCACTATGAGATTCTTAAAACGATTTTACCTTAAAATGCGATTAGCGTATCGCAAACAGTACTACACACAACAGAACCAAGAGAAGTACCAAAGAGCTCCACTCTTTATATGTATGAAATTACTTAAAATTGAGGACTCTCTTTTACTTATCGCACCTGTTTCCGATGACAAGTACATATATAACGAAAGACTCGGTATATTGGTCTCTTTATTAGGTCATCGAGGGTCTATTATCGATAGAACATATTCATACGATATTAACCTATCTAACAAAGATTGGGATAAATTGGATAAGTTGTTTTCTAATGAGATGCAAAAACGCACCAAGAAGATTGAGGAACAAATTGTATCTAATGTAAAACACTCATTAGATAATATATACAAGAGAATAAATAAGGATATGAATAAATCTCCGATTATGAATTTATCATCGGTTAGTGAACTTAATTAAAAATCTTTTTATGTAATTTCGGGTGGGATTTAATGAATTTTTTTGTTATCTCACCCGATTTTTCATTTGCAAAATCTTCGGCCTTACCACCAACTTCTTTTCTGTCTTTAATTTTAAGTTTTTGGTGGTCATAACAATGAGCCCATTCGTGAGATAAAGTTCTAAGAATATCGGCAAGCATTCTACCCTTAGATAAGACTTTAATCTCATTAGTTTTATTTTTAAATGACCCTGTTGTCATTTTACCCTTTCTTTCACTCAAAAATTTAATTGTTAAATCTCCTGTAAGAGTGAGTTTTTCTTGCAGAAGAAGGATAAAACTTTTGATAATATCAATTTGATACTTTTCTAAAGTACCCTTTTCAAATTTCAGACAGAGTTTCATTTGTTTTTTAAATGTTCTATCAAAGTTTTAATTATAATTGACTCGTTTTTACTTTTTTTCTTTGGTTTGTAAGAAGTCATTGTTGGGGCATTCCCTGTACCAGATTTTGGTTCTTTCTTTTCTGCTCTTCTTTTCTGACTACAAGCCGCACTTTTTTGTGTGTCTGTCATTTTAGCCGCAACTCCAACTGCTCTACATTTTGGGTATCCTTTAGAATCTGCCTCAGGTCTACCACATGGAGGGTGTCCACCACCTTCTTTTTTTCTACATATATTAACCCAAGGACCTTTTGGTTGTTTACTACCTTTTGGTTTTTTCTTAGTTCCAAACCAAACCGCAAGGTCTTCTTTAATTGTATGGGTATCCTCTGTTTCTATATTATAAGTTCCGTCTTGACCCTTTTCCCACATGCCAACAGTTCTTTTTATATTATTTTTTAACTTACTTTTAATTTTTTTCTTATTAATTTCACTTTTAACTTGTTCAGTATATGCTCCCAACTCTGATTTTTTCCATTTTTTCATCCCTACCTCAATTGGTCCACTATATTCACCAGCAGAAATAGAAGTATCAGACTCATGAATTTTAGTGAATGGTGCCGAATAATGCGATTCGTCTTTTATTCTTGGTTTTTTTCCTGACTTATCTCCTTTTTTTCTATAAGATGGTACTAAAACTTTAAAAGGAGCCTTTGTATACTCATCATCACCTTCAGCTGGTGCATCCTGTTTAAAATCATTATTTTGTATTTCTTTTGCTATTCTTTCTTTTTTTGAAATTTTGTTTTTCGGGGTAGATATATGGCCGTCAAGTGAATCGTAGTTTAATTCGGCATCAACATAATCGGAAATAGGATTAACAAATGGTTGTAAATCTTCAGGGTCCCAATAAGTAAGTCCCGGTCTAATAGGTGGTTTATATGAACCCCTAGCAATACCTGAACTTGTAACCTCATTTAATTTTTCAGCACCAATATATTTGGTATATAATTCTAAAAAATTTGGTTTTGGCATGATTTATAACTATATTTTTCTATAAATATCTTTTAGATGGAAACAAACGCAGATTTACAAAAAGAATTGGAACAAAAATTAGAAGAATTAACACCAAAAGGAGCTCTTTTTGAATCAATAACTTACTATAACGAAGAACAATTAAATTTGTTTTTGTCTAATATGACACAAGAACAGGCAATTTACTGTTTAGTTGAGGCGGTTAAAATTGCATACAGAAGAGGTTCATATAGTTTAGAGGAGTCTGAAGCAATCTCAAAATCTCTAAGGGTGATTGGTGGTCAATAAAAAAGGGGACCTAAGTCCCCTTTTTAATTTATTCATTAAATTGATTATCTCAATTCATTCAAATCAAATGTACGTACACCGTCAACGATGATACGTCCGAAGAAACGGTTGTTAACCATTTTCTTAGCGTAACGAGTCATAATACCCTTGATAGGTGTAAAGTTGAATGGGTTGTACATAGTTGGAGTTAATTGAAGTGGTACATATGGTGCGTAGATGTAACCAGTGTCAAGAAGTGACGTACCTTTGTGACCCAACAACACAGTGTTTGGTGGGAAGTAAGGGTCACGATACACTTGGTAACGACCTGCTAATGTACCTACTCTTTCAATACCCATGTTATACTGGTCTTGCTCAGCAGCTGCGTTAGAAACGTGGAAATATTGAAGGTCATCAAAAATTGCTGAGATTTCAGATGATACAACAATCCAGTTTGCTCCACCTCTCAACGTAGATTTGTGAATCTGTGCAGAGATTTGGTTGATTGCGGTGATAAGAGTTTGGTTCCAGTCCTTCTGAGTGTAAGGAGTAGATTGGTTGTTCAGACGCTTCCAACCGTTGTAATCCCAACGAAGTGTCCAAGCCGCACCTTTACGAAGGTCACGGAGGATTTCACGGTCGATTTCAGCTGCCACTTGTTCAGACAATAAAGCCGTTAATTCAGCCTCAGCGTCGATGTTGTGGAATGCCGCAACGTCTTGTGCAAGTTCTGGTGACCACTGTGCTCTCAACTTTCTTTCAGTTACAGAAACTGTTACTGACTCAAGGTCGAAAGAAACTTCACCAATCTTGTCTTCGAATTCAAGTTCCTTATATCTCTTAAAATAAGCAATAAATGGGTTACTAGCTGAGGAACCAGATACTGCAGATTCGAAAGTTGTACCTGAGTATCCATCAGGAGTTGATTGACCACAAGCAATACAAGCTGGAACTTGTAAGTCTACTTCCAAATAGATTATACCATTTGGTGTACAAATATCAAAATATGTACCACCGTTACCACCACCTGTGTTTGTACCAGGATAAGAAGCTGTTGAGTATGAACCATACTGAACAATGCTCTTAGCATATTTCTGTGTTACAACACGGAACAAAAGAGGTGCAGTTGTTGAGAAAGTTACACCACCAATAGTTCCTTGTGATGGAAGAATTGTAAGGTCTGAAAGGAATGCCTCAGTATCCATTTCTTGTCCGTCAGGACCGATAAGTTTACCAGCACCTGAGTTAGAGAAACCTGACAATGCAATTAAAATTTTACGATATTCGCCAGCAGGGTAACCTGAAAGTATTAAATTACCGCTACTCCAAATAACTGTGTTTGTAATTGCCGACAACCAAGTGAATGCACCCTTAGAGTAGTCGAACAAACCTGGAGGATTTAAACCTGGCTCGTTACCTTCATAAAATGCATCATAAAGGTTCTTAGAGAATGCATTTGCATTTGGTGGATAACCATCACCGATAGCGGTTTGGTTACTACCAGGTGCTCCAAATGGAGCGTAGTGGTCATTATCATTACCTTGAGCAATAGCAACTGGAGTATTTCCAGTATAACCTTGAATGCGCGGTACAAAGTAGAACAACTTACCGATAGGAAGGTTCATAGCTTGTACTGATACGATTTCATTAGCTAAAAGTTTAGAGAATACACGACGAATGATTGGGAATACGACAGTTTCAAATGAACCTGAATCTGCAGTAGACGCCGCTTCGTTAATTAAGAATGAAGCTTGGTTTTCATATAACTGAGCTACGTTCTCTTTTAGGTGACCACGAAGGCCTTCAAGGAACCCTAATTTGTCCCATTTGTTGATAGTATCTTCCTTGATAACTTTAAGGTGCTTAAGACCTATGTTACCAACGAGACCTGATTCTAATAATGCTCCCATTTTTTATTTTGGTTTTTATTTTTATTATTTATTTTGCAATTTTACTCATGATGTCTTTCATTCTAAGGAACTGAGGATTCTCATATGTCTTAGATTCAATCAAGTTAATTGCGGAACCTGATTGTGGCTCACGGTCAATTACTCTTTCAATTGATTCTGTAATTGGTGTCGCTTTTGTGCCTTGTGAAAGTTCATCTTTAATTGTTTTATATAATGCCTTTGATTCCTTGAGAGTTTCAGCAGAGTCAAATCTTCTAAGAATGTTAATTTTTTCATGTTTAGAAGTTGAGTGTTCAGTGAAAAGTCTTGTAGCATAAGCCAAATTTGAATTAAAGATTGCTACCTCATTTAATTTATCTCTAAATAAATTAAGTGCCTTTCTGTATTCTTCATTTTTGGTTCTCAACATTTGTAATTCTTCCATAACTTCAACACTTTCAGCAACGTTTTTGCCGTATTCGTAGTTTCTGTTAGGAGTAATTCCTTTTCTTAAACCTCTACCTGATTTTGAACCCATTCCATAAGTGCGTGATGCTTCTTTAGCTTCTCCTTTAGAAAATTTCTTGGTCTTGCTTGGCATTTCCATTACTTCTCCCTCTTTGAATTCAAACTTAGGTCCTTTACCTAGTCCAACAGTTTTACCTTGTTTTTTCTTTTCGTTGAAACCGCCTTTTGATTTCTCATAAGAAAAAGTAGGTTTACCTGTTTTACCTTTAGAGCCGACTTTTGGTTTCATACCCTCTTTGGTTTCCATTTTCTTAGCTTTTTTAGCTTCCATCATTGGTTTGTAACTTTCATTGTCTTCAGCATCCTCATATGAACCTTCTTCGAGTTCGAATTCGTATTCTTCCTCTTCAAGTTCATCAGCAGGAGTGTCATCGATTTCAATTTCGTACATAACCTCTTCTTTTTCTTCTTCTGGTTGATATGATGCGTCTTCATACATTTCTTCTTCCATCGCCTGATAACCTTCTTCCGTTTCATCATCTTCTTCCTCTTCCTCTTCACCTTCCATTTGTAAAAGGTATTCGGCTTCAGTTTCGTCATCAGAAATTTTAGTGTAGTCACCATCAGGAACTACGGTTACAGTGTCAGAATTTTTCATGTTTTTGAAAACTTTAAAAACTTCTTCGAAGTCCTCTTCACCTGTAAGGTCAGCGACTGGCTCGTCATCCATGTCCATCATATCAGACATTTCATCGTCCATGCCCATCATACCAGGCATTTCGTCGTCTTCCTCTTCGTATTCTTCGTCCTCTTCAGATTCCTCTTCTTCAGATTCCTCTTCGTCTTCGAATTCTACTTCGGTTTCAAGCTCATCTTCTTCAGCTTCTTTCATTTCAACCTCTTCGTCAGTCTCTTCTTTCATAGACTCTTTTACTAGTTCGCTAATTTCTTCCTTCATTGTCGAAGCAAGTATTTCTTTTGCGTTTTCATTAATTACTTCTTCCAAATTCTGTATTTGGAGAAGTGTTTCGTTAACTAAATTTTTTTCAGCCATTTAACTTTTTTTTAATAAATATATTAAGAAGCTAAAAAAATAAGTTTTTCTTGATTTATAAATGAAAAAAGGGGACAAATGTCCCCTTTGGTAAAGTTTGATATGAGTATATATTACTCTACTACTTCATTAATTTTACTCTCAACAATCGCGGTAATTCTCCAATCCTGAGAATATGATTCAAAAAGCTTTGTTACTTTAGCCTCAACGTCAGTCGGGCTAAATCCTTTGACAAGTTTTTCTTCTTTTGTTTTTTTGATTTTTCCTGACTCTGAGTCAACATCATCGATTGTAATTTTTGCTACAAAATATTTTTCGTCCATATTAATTATTTTGATAAATAATCGGTGAGTTTTTTCATTAAATCAAGTGAGCTACCCATTTCTCTTTGTTGTTTTAATTCTTTTTCCTCTTGTAAGTTTTCTTCATACTTGTATCTGTCTTTTTCGTCCTTAAAAAGGTACGCGCCAGGTGTTGATGGAGAAGAAACAAGGTCAAAACAAATTAGTTCAAAATCTTCTTGGACTTCATTCTGTTCTCCTCTTTTTGCAAGTGACCCAACTCCTCTTGAGGATATACCAAGAGTAACACCTTGTCTTAAAAGATTTGCGGCTTGGTCTCCTTTAGTTGAAACTATCCCTCTCTCGTGAAATCCTGGAGAAGTTAATAATCTAAGTTTACCAAGAAGAACATTTTTGTCCCACCACATATCAGTTATAATGTGTGATACTCTATCGAGGTCAATTAAGGATGATTCAGGGTGATTAAGTTCAGATAATGAGGTTCCTCTCTTAATATAGTTTTTAGTGTAATTGTCGGCTTCTCTTCTTAATATTTTCTCAGGATATATTCTACCGTTTCTATTTGGGGTATCGTACTTTTGTAGTACGGCATAAAATTCAAATGGCTTAGAGTGGTCTGTAGTATTAAAATTTTCTTTTATTACTCTATCATTAGAGAATTCAGTAGGTGATACATAACCTGCATCATACTCGATAAGAATTCCTCTACCTGACTCTGTCGGTCCTAAAATTCGTAAGTTTTGCATTTAATATTTTCTTTATAAATATTAAACTACAACCAAATTTTTTTCTTTGTCATTTTTTGTTAAATGAAAATCGAATAATTCAGATTGTTGGAATATATCTTTTTCTACATAAGATATAATTCTTTTTATCTCATTCTTTAATTTAATTGATTTAAAATCAATTTCCGTTTTAATGTAAAAGGTCATTTCCAAATTCATAAAAGACCTTTTTCCTAATGTTATCCCACTTGTCCTTAAATCTAAATCAACAATGAATTTACTGTGAAAAATAAATTTATCTGATATCTCTAAAAGAAGTTGTTTAATTAACCTATTCAAACAGGATACCTCTCTACCCCAATTTTCTAAAGATTTTTTTGGCTCTACCCAAGACTGTATGTTTATGTATATTGACTTTAAATTTTTTGAATCTACCGTTCCATAAGAAGTTTTAAAATTTTTATATCCCTTCAGCACACAAGATTTCCCTTTTTTCATTTAACTTTGCATAATATCCGTTTATTTATATATTAAATTTAATAAAAAAAAACCAATAGTCAAAATGTTAATTATTGAAGTTAAAAAGGGTAATGTTGAGGGTGCTCTTAAACAATTTAAATCTAAAGCAATTAAAACAAAACTTGTTTCACAATTACAAGATAGAAAAACATACAAAAAAAAATCTGACGTAAAACGTCAGATTAAGAAAGATGCAATTTACAAACAAAAGAAATACTCAGACAATTAAACCTTTGTGTAATTGTTCGAGTTTGATAAATTCTTTTTTATCAAATTTTGTTGATTGTATTTTATTCTTTGTTTCAAGTAAAGTTTGTTTAATTTCTTCATCTGATTCTGAAATTAGTTTTTCTAATTTTTGAATTGTCGATTCTTTAATTGTCTCAAACTCTTCTTTTGTTGGTTTCTTTTTCAAAGAAGAGATTACCTCTTCTCTATCAGATTCGTTAAGTTCAGATAGAGTCTTTTCAATATTGTTATTTGCAATTTTCAACATTGTACTTATCGGAACTACTTTTTTAGATTCCTTTATGGTTGGTTTTTTCATAAGGGATTCTACAATATTCTTTTTAGCCATTGATTTTCTCTCAGGGTGTAATTCATTACCGTAAAATAAATCATCAATTGTAGTGTAGTTATTTTCTTTAATTATACCTTTTGTCCACTTCAAAATTTTATTTGTAAAATTCTCAGTAAGTTCAATTGACTTAACCTCTTTTGATAAATCATCCACCATATATTCGGCAATTTCTTTATCCAAAGATTTATTTTCTTTTAATGTATCATAAATAAAATATAGTCTTTTAAAAGATTTATTCTCCAATAGTTCGTTCTTGAAGAATTTCATATCCTTGTCTAATTTTTTGTCGACAAATGATTTAACTAATTTATTCTCTACTAAAGTTTTAATTATACCGAATTTCATATTAGTGTTTTCTGTATAAATATCAATCTTTTAGTAAGCTGTTTAGTTTTTGTTCCATTTCACCTAAAGATTTTTTTGCTTTAGATAAATCAATCATTTCATTGTCTCCAAACATATTACTCTCAAGTAGGATATTCATATCTCTTTCTAACGACTCTGGAGTTACTCCGGCCTCACCTCCTGGTTCGGGACCAGGTGCTGGAGGTGCTGGCAATTCACCAGGTGGTTCAGACATCATTCCTCCTCCACCTTCCTCAGGAGGTGCTCCTCCTTCTGTAGGAGTACCAGCAGGTTCACCTTCCTTCTTACCATATAGTTTATCCAAATTATCAAATAATCCTGTATGAGTAATAACCTCAGCAGTTTTCTTGAGTTCTTCACCAACCGCTTTTTCAATACGCTGTTGTTGTAGGTCAAGTTTAATTTCTTCATCAGAAAATCCTAAAATATGTTTCTTAGCCCAAGACTGAGAAACTGCAGCAATTCCTGAACCAGGGTCTGCAACCATATCTTTATATAGTAAAACCTTTTCTTTCCAAACGTCGATTCGTAAAAGGTCAGCTTGAGTAGATGGATTAGTTAGAGACAAAGTAAAGTTTCCAACCTCTTCTTCGAATCCTAATACAAACAAGTGAATGATTGCAATTTTATTCAATTCTTGAATCATATTCTTTTGAATACGATTTATAGTTCTTGCAAAACGAATATCTTGTAGGGATAAATTTTTTCCGTCTCCTACAGTCTCCTCAAATCCAAGAAATGCTTTCGGCACACGTAATGCCGTTAAAAGTTTCTTTTGTATATATTCAATATCAGCAATTTCTGATAGGTTTTGAGCACCTGCAAGAGTTTCAATAGGAGAGGCTTGAGCTGGGTCACGAACAGGGACAAAATAATCTTGGTCAACAGCCATTTGATTAAATCTCATGTCCACATTTCCTGTTTTATGGTCAACAACTTGGTCTCTCTTGAATTTGTTTGCAAATCTTTGGATATATGGCTCAACATCAGCGTCATCCATATTTCCAACAAATACTTTAAATATTCTTCTCTCAGGTGCTCTTGATGTTCTATAAATTAACATCGCATCTTCAGACAGTAAAAGTTGTTTCCAAATACGTCTTGCCTTTTCAAGCATAGATGTACCGTAAGGAAGTCTTCTATCGTCTCCAAGTAATCTAAAGTGAGCAATTTCCCAAGTATTAAATTCAAGGTCTTTTTGTTTCCACTTAAACTTTGTATGTTTTTTTGTTGGATTAGTTTCAGGTTCGGCAGATTTACCCCCCATTCCTGCTTCCAATCTTTCAATTTCAACAATTGGAAGTTGCATACATCCTATAATTCCTTTTTCGGGGTCAAGTTTAAGAAACACAAAATTATCACCGTACTTGCAAGTGTTTCTTGTCCACATTGGAAGGTTGGTATTAATATCTAAACTATTATTGAATAGGTCTGCAAGTATTGATTTAATTCTTCTTGATTCAGAATAAATCTGAAGCATAAATCCATCTTGATTAATAGTTGTAGATTCTTCAGCGTATATATCTAAAGCTGCTCCAATTTCAGGAGTAAACTCCATAGATTCATAATCATAAAATGAAGATAATCTTGTTGGTTCGTAATATGTTGCTTGAGTATATAGATTATGCTCAATCTTTGACCACTGATTTGCAAGATAATAATTTTGTTGAGCCTGTAGTTTTTCTCTATTATACTCTTGTTTTGAGGTTGTACGGAGAAGTTCTTTTTTATCGTACTTGTATGTAGGGTAATCTTGACCTAAAAGTGAATTAGGACCAAACGCTTGGGATAACCTTTGCCATACTGTTAACTTGTTATTTTCCATTAGTAAAAATTAATCTGTTTTGTATAGATTATAAATAGTTAGGAAAATTAGTTTTGTTAAGCAGTAGTTACGGTCCAGTTATATGGAGCTGCAATCAAAATATTTCTACAAAATGTTCCACTATTTGTCGTTATAGCTTGCCCTGTAGCCGCTGCGGAGCCAATATTTCCGTTTGTTCTATTATAACTAAAAGTATTTGCACCCGGCCCTGCATTTATTGTATATGTACCATCAAAAATGGCATCAACACCACTAACAACTACAGTTTGTCCTGCTAAGAAATTATGTGCAACTGAAGTTGTTAATGTTGCAACGTTAGCGTTTAATACTTTGTTAGTAATAGATATAAATCCGCTAGGAGCTGAGTTAAGAGCTGCCGTGGGAGTCGCAATAGTATTATTTATTGATATTGTTCCAGCGGTTCTAGGGTTCACTCCAAAATTGCCGACCACACTGTCTTTTATGCTACAAATAATTAAATCAACGCCAGTTCGAGATATACCACAATTTTGTAAATTTAGTGTTCTTAAATTAGTTGCTGTTATAAAAGACTTATTCCAATTAGAAAAGAAAAAATTGTTGGCGTTCGTAACGTCATTTGTCGTCCCATGAGTGCTTGAAAGATTCAAAGTTCTTAGACTTGATGGCCAGTTTCCAGAACAAACCGCATCTGCTCCTCCTCCGACTGACGCATACGTGCTTGCCGCAGTTACATTTGCCGGCCCATTGTTAGCGGCTATTATATTATAAGTAAAACTAGTTGTAGTAGGGGTTGATATAATGGTATAAGTTCCATTATATGTTCCATTTTGATTAATAAACACTGAAACTTGTTGACCGGCAGTAAAATTGTGTGCAGTTGTTGCAGTTAGAGTCGCAACATTAGATAATATTTGTACTCTTTGTATTTGTACAAAGAGCCCACCAAACTGATTTTGGAGCGAGGTTATTGTTTCTATATTTGAGTGGGTTGAAAGATTTAAAAATCTATTGAAAACTCTGCTGGTTCCTGCCGTCTGTCTTTGGTTGGTTAAAGTTTTAAGAGCTGGAAACAAACTAAAATCAAAAACAGATACTACATTACTACTGATAGTTAATGATGTCATCCCAAGTCCTTGAACATTAATTTGGGTTAATGAGCTGTTACTTGAAACATCTAAAGTGTGCAAAGAATTAGGAAAATTATTTGTAAAAATAGTAATTGGATTTGTACGAAATTGATTAACAGCACTTCGTTGTAGATAAAGTTCTCTAATATTTGTTGGTAATAAATTATTGTTGAATGGTCCTGAAAGTCCATTTCCATCGAACTCAATATATTCTGTACTATTTGGGAAAATTGGAAACGTTGTCAGAGCATTATCCGACAATATCACACGTCTTAATTGTGAACAATTTATAATTTGTGAAGTAAATTGGCTTAAATTTACATTACTCTCTACGTTAAGTTCCCTTAGTTCTGAATCTATTGGAATAGTTGGATTAAAATTAGTTATTCTATTTCTAGCACCTGACCCGGGTCCTTCTGTGGTGTTATCGAGGTTCAAAATTCTAAGTGATTTAGGTAGGGTTACGTCAAAGACTCTAAGGGCCGAATTAGATAGATTTAAACCTGTTAAACTTGTTAAATTTAATGGATTTAAAATTGAAAACGTAAATCCTGCCGGTTGATTAGGTCCAGAGGCGAGGGTTAAATTAAAATCTCTAAGAGACGACGGCCCATTTAATGTTACGCTCTGAAAATTTGGTTGGAGGGTGCTTGTACTACTATTGTTAGTGTAGGATATTGTTATTGCGGTTAATGAGGTAAATGTTGACAAATTAGGTTGGAAAACTTGAATTGGTATATTTGTCATTTTAATTGACTTTAAAAGAGAACCATCAGATGGGTTAAAGTTCAAAAATGGTGTAAAAATACCATCCGCCGTTGAATTTATCATTTCAAGCTCATCAAACGCCCCTAAACTTATGTTAAAATTTGTTAAACGTGATGAACTGATTGTCATTTTAGTTGTGTTAGGAAAACTAGATTGTTGGAAAATTAAAGGTCCTCCTATACTTGAAATTCTTGTGAACTGCACTTCACCTAAAGCCCCAAAATTTGAAACGTTACTTAATTTTGCAACAAAGGAATTGTTTGCATAAGTTTTAGGAAAATTTGTTCCTGTCCCGGTAGCATCCCAAGTTGCAGATTGATTAGTACCATCCCCCCAATCGAGTGTACCCGTTGATGACCCTCCAATGGTCCTTAAATTAAAGACTAAAGGATTGGTGCCAGGTATGTTTCCAATTTCCAAAACTGGATTCGGTGTTTGTGATGGGGTTTGAGTCACAGTCGGAGTTTGTGTTTGTGTTGGTGTGGGACCAGGTATTGGACCGCAGTATGAAAGTTCAGTGACATTACAAGAACCGTCTAAGGTTGATAGGGTCCATCTTATAAACCATGCACCTGAAGTTGGCGTTGGTAATTGTGTTGGGTCTGTGTAATTAACCAAACCAGTTCTACTACCTGGATTTGGACAACTACATCCATTACCCTGACTATTGTTAAACCACCTTCTTTGATTCAACACCGCCCCACTAAATGAAACAGGGTCATAAGGTAATGGATAAGATAATCCAAGAACGGCACCATTAATGGGGTCAATATAAGCACCATTAACAATGTCATTATTATATCGAGAACAAGCCTGTGCTGCGCTTGACAACCCTGCGGCATTCGTTATGAATCCTCCTGGTGCATTTGCTAGGTAAGCGGCCTCAGAAACCCATAGATTTTGAGCAATTCTAACTGATTGTACTGTTGGTTTCACACAACAATCTAAACTTTGTGTAATTACACAGTTTACTATTCTTATTAAAGTTGCAGTTCGAGCGTTATTATCAAGATTTACCCAATAAAATCCATTTGGTATGTTACACAAACAACTAGTTCCTGTATTATTATATACTCGTGTATTAATCTCAAGAGACCCACCTGAAGTTCGGAAATTAAATCCTTGAGTTGCACATACTAAACTAGTATCATACCTTGACAAGAAATAAGTTTCTAATTCAGAACAGGCCGTTGCGGTTGTAAAATTCACTGTTGCAGGTGAACCACATCCCGCTCCACTATTATAAGTGTAAGCGGATACCCCATTGATTGACACCAACCCACTAGGAGCGGCACATGAAGGTGTGTTAGTTTGTGTTGGAGTTTGAGATTGGGTATTTGAAGGAGTTTGAGTGTTTGTTTGAGTTTGAGTTGGTGTAACACCATCTATAGTTGGTGTATTAGTATTAGTATTTGTTGGTGTATTTGTTGGTGTTGGTGTAAGGGTTGGAGTTTGTGTTTGTGTTGGTGGTGGAGGTGGGGCGGCACAGAAGTATATATCAACTATTTCACAGTTTAATACTGTAATTATATTAATACCTTCTGTTTTATTGACATCATTGTTATAGTCAATAGCGTTAACCCAATATCTACCATTTTCTAAATTACAAAGACAAGAAGTGTTTGCGGTATTATATACTTTTGCACCAATACTAAAAGCGGTAACTTGAATTGCTAATCCAACGTTTGCTGGTGAAATATTATTAACGTATTCCTCGGTATAATTAGCGCATCCTTCATTATTATCGAGTCCAGTAATAATCCACAGGATACCTTGTCCAACGCTGGGGCCTGTCCAATATCTTTCTACGACAGCAATTTGTATTAGACCGCCTGGTTTAGCACAAGTCTTTGTTGGCGTTTGAGTTGTGGTATTTGTAGGAGTCGCGGTATTTGTAGGAGTCGCGGTATTTGTAGGAGTTACAGTATTTGTTGGTGTTTCAGTTATGGTCGCAGAAGGAGTTACAGTATTTGTTGGTGTTTCAGTTATGGTCGCAGAAGGGGTTGCAGTATTTGTTGGACTTATTGAAGGGGTAGGAGTTATAGTTGGACTTTGTGTCGGAGTAGAAGTATTTGTTGCCGTATTTGTTGGGGTTTGTGTCTTTGTTGCCGTGTTAGATGGTGTATTTGTAGGTGTAGAAGTATTTGTTTGAGTTGGTGTTTGAGTAAATGGGGGACATCCTGGTAAATCAGCACAGAATCCCAAAGGGGATGCAATTAATATATTTGCATCAGTAGATGAGACCGATTGGGCACAAAGGTAAGTAAATCCAGGCGGTGCTAATTCAAAAGGATAAAAAATCGCATTACAATCCCTTTTTACATAAGGGACATTTCCACCAGATGTATTATTTAATTCCCAACAATAGCAAGGACCAGGTGTTCCTGTATTAGTCTGAGTATTTGTTGTAGTATTTGTAGGAGTTACAGTATTTGTCGGAGTTTGAGTAGGAGTTTTTGTATTTGTCGGAGTTTGAGTTGGTGTTCTTGTAGTGGTCGGAGTTTGAGTTTGAGTTCTGGTATTAGTTTGAGTTTGAGTTCTTGTTGGAGTATTTGTTCTTGTAGGAGTTTGGGTTCTAGTTGATGTTTTAGTAGTTGTGGGGGTCTGAGTATTAGTTGGGGTATTTGTTCTTGTAGGGGTTGGAGTTTTAGTTTGAGTTCTTGTTTGTGTTGATGTTCTTGTATTAGTGGGGGTTTGAGTTCTAGTGACAGTGTTAGTAGGAGTTTGTGTTGGAGTTGTAGTGTTAGTAGGAGTTTGTGTTGGGGTTGACGTACTTGTTCGAGTTGGAGTTTTAGTAGGAGTTGGAGTTTTAGTTTGAGTTCTAGTAGGAGTTGGAGTTTTAGTTTGAGTTCTAGTATTAGTAGGAGTTTTAGTTTGAGTTCTAGTATTAGTAGGAGTTTTAGTTTGAGTTCTAGTATTAGTAGGAGTTGGAGTTGGTGTTTTGGTATTTGTAGGCGTATTAGTATTAGTAGGAGTATTAGTGGGCGTCTCAGCAATTGTCGGAGTGTTAGTGGGTGTTGTAAAAGGGGTAGGAGTGTTAGTTGGAGTGGGTGGTGGGATGGACGCAACACCAGGTGCAGGGGCAATTTTAAAAATCGTGACAATAGCCTTTAAGAAGGTTTTTATACCGTTATTAATTACATTGATTTTCGAACCGTCGAATAATCTGCCCGCTCTTTGTGGTCTGTTTTGTAAACCCATTATCTATTTCCTCCGAATAACCAATTATAGTTCATATAATCATTTTTTGTAGGCTGATTATTAACTTGTTTTACATCAGATATTGTCGGATTAAAATAATCTGAATGACTTCTTGTATTTGTGTTAACTTGCCAAGATTCTAACATTGCTTTTGTATGTTGTGTTACTTTTGATATTGATGTAAATGAAGATTCTGAAACATAAGTACACATTGATACTGACATAATTAAGTCATCGTGATGTCCTTTTTGGTGGTCGGGTCTTCCATTAATATATATAAAGGTTCCCATTTCATTTAATAATCTTGATGAATAAATTTTAAATCCGTGCCTTAAATGCTCCTCAAAAGAGGCAATAATCTGAACTCTTTTATTATTGAAGTTAATTCCAGGTATTTTATCTTGAGTTTTTGGGTCATATTTCCACTTATTAAAATGGTCTACACCATCAACATATAAATCTTTATATCCAAGTTCTTGTAGTTTCCTTGCGGTTGTTACACCCATTCCTCCTGTTATATCAATAACTATAAACGCTGAGTACATATTTCCCCATTTGTAACAAATTTCAGCTAAAGTATCTGGTGGCATTTTTCCAACATATTCAAATACTTGTTCCCTTTCATCAAAGTCAATAATCTGAATTGATGAAAAGTCCTCAGAATCCCCACGACTAACATCGACCCCCATTATATATTTGTGTCCTATTACAGGTTCTTTCCATATCCATATTGAACCTCCCATCATTTTGTTTGATGGTTCCTTAATCATATTCTCTCTATAGTTTTGGAGCATTTCAGCATCAAATACGTTGTCACCAGACCCAAGGAATTTACACTCTAATTCTTGGTTAACTTTTCTTCTGTCGTACTTGAGTTTTTTAACCATCGACTCATACCAAGAAGAGGTAGGTTTATATCCTTTAGAAATTAAATCTTTAACATCTTCAAAATTTCTTTCTTTAAATGGAATCATTGAATAGTCGACAGATTCCACTTCAGGATATTCATCTCTATTTAAATAAAAATGTATTACATCATTAACTTTAATAAGAGATAAATCTTTAGCATATCTTGGGTCTTTAAACCACACCATCTCTGAAACCTTAAACTCATTCATATTACGAAGAGCTTGGTCATAGATTTCATAATAAATTGGGTCAAATCCGTTTGGAGTTGAAATTACTATTACTTTACCTCCTGTTGAGAGGGACGCCATACAAGCTGCCCAAAAGTCAGAATCGGCTTCGATATATGCCGCCTCGTCAAATATTAATATGGTTGGGGTATAACCTCTGAGAGCGTCCTTAGATGTTGCAACGGCTTTAACTTCACATCCATTATTTAATTTAAAGTGTCTTTGTGAGTTTTTCTCAGCGGAAAATC